GTATAGCATATCATAGAAATGTAAAGCGTAGCCAGATGTGTATAGCATAGAGCCATTCTACACTATCCTGGTATAGAATTCCAATTCTACACTAGATCTTGGTGATTATAAGCGGAGCGAAGCGGAGCGTGTATAGCATATTTCCGAATAGAAACCAAATCTTTTTTGTTAAATTTTCAAAAACTTTTTCTACACTATTCCCGAGCAAATCTGCTACGAGAGCATTTTGATAATTAGGTTGTAACCAATAAACCCAAAGTAATCATGGAGACTAAGATATCTAAAAGATTCGTTATCAGGAAATCCCTAATTGGAAAAGGAGTGATTGTAGAATTCACTGACCATTCAGGTAAGTTGTGGAAGTATGACCATGACAAAGTGTACAACCTCAACAAAGAGCGGTTTGAGAGCCTGCCAAGCTGGCACAAGTACAAATGTTACACTCAGACCTACAATATGCCTAAGTTTATCAGAGCACAGGCAGATGAGGTTCTTGTAGACTAGGATAGCCCCTTCGGGGGCTTTTTTTTGCTCCTGAGCGTAGCCAGGCGTGTATAGCATAGTCTAGTTTTATAGGGATTTCTACACTACACTACTGTGGTGTGTGCATTTTTTGCACATATTCAGATTTCTACACTACGAATGACGGTCAAACGTGTATAGCATAGACGAGAAAAGCATAGAAAAGTAAAGTGTGGAATAGTAAATACAGCCACACTATACTTAACCACAAAAAGTGTGCCAATAGGGGCATATAATATATATATATAGCCCTAATGGCAGTGTTTTTTACGATGCTAATAGTAGGATATATGAGTTTACACCCCTCTTCTTTTTTAAAACTAAAAATGAACAATCCCCTTTACGATGCTATTATTTGTTTATTTTATATTTCCAGGCAAATTCCGGTATCGAATTGAGCGTAGCGAGATTAGTGTTTGGATTGCTCATTTATTTTTACTTTATATTTCTCGAGCAAATCCAATACGAGTGGTATTTGATAATTATGTTGTAACCGATAAACCAATAGATTATGAGCAACACAGTATTAGATGGATACAATAAGACTAAGGTAAGAGTGGATAGATACACTAATGTTCCTACGATGATTTTGGGTAGTAACAAGTACTATGGATTCCGTGTTGGTAGGGTTCCTCGTAGGTTCAATGATAACTCAGACAAGGTGGCGTACAGTTGGTTTAGTTACAAGGGGTATATCTTCATAGAGTCTTCTTGTATCAAGGGTAGTGATTTGAATTTGGCATTAGATAAAAAATATTGACATGAGTGGAGGTATATTTATAATAGTTATGTTTTTTATAGCGGGATTATTAAGTTGGATGTTTAACGAAGATAACGTAGATAAATGAATAATAATAGAGTATTGTTAGAAACAGTAAATGAAGCGTTCGAGTATTTTTCATGGAGGATATTCGAGTTAAAGGCTGACGATGGTCACTACATCAATGCAATGATGAGGTATATTGAATTGTTAGAGGAAGAGTTAAAAGATAAATCATGAGAGAGCAGGATTTAATTGACTTAGGATTCAATAGGGTTGATATAGAGGATTATGGCGATGTAGATCACTACTACAACTTAGATATCGGGGATATTACTTTAATCACGCATTGTCAGAGTGAGGTTGGTGATATAGGATGGTTTGTGGAGATGTTTAATTCAGAAACGTTAAGGGTCTATGACCGTCAAGGGTTAGAGGATTTGATTCATATCTTGAATGTGCATTCTTTAAATCACTGAGCAAATCGAATACGAGCAGAATTTGATAATTATTGTGTAACTGATACAGCGACAACCATGAGTAAGATTGAAGAAAAATTAAATCAAATAGTAGATATTGAATGCAAGTATGCAGATGAGTACGGCACATCCCACTTTGACACATGTGATGCTTTTAGTTACGGATGGGATAAGGACGTTTGGAATTATCGACATGAAGTAATGGATGCGATAATGAGAAGAGGGTATGATGTAAGTACAATCAATAGCTACGGAGTAACAAGAGTATTAACTAAAAGTAAATTAAATTTAAAATGAAAGAAGCAACTATTAAAGTAACAGAGAAAGAAAAACAAGTATTACAGAACATCGTCAACAGTGAATTCATGGCGGTATCTGGAGAGGACATGGTAGGAGTGCCTATCTGGTCTTGGTCTGCAACAAACAGGTCGCGTAGCTTAGCGGGTGCGTTAGGTTCTTTAACTAAGAAAAACCTAGTTGTATCTAAGGTTGAGAAAGAAGGACGTACTGTGTTCTTAACTAAAGCAGGATTCGATATTGCTATGGCTGATGCGGTTAGTGATGCTGTTAGTAAGATAGACGCAGAAGCGGCTGCTAAAGCTGAGGCAGAAGAGGTTGAGATTGCAGAGATTGAAGCTATCGAAGCCGATGTCGAGGTGGTATCTTAGTTATACCACCACACTACTCGATGGTGTAATGGTAACACACTTGATTTTGATTCAAGTATTCTAGGTTCAAGTCCTAGTCGAGTATCATCTAAGATAAGATAACGGAGAAAAAATTAGAATGGCCGTAACTGTAAGCTCATAAGGGTAGCCGTCTATCTTATCTTTATCTAGATGTAGCGCAGTCAGGTAGCGCATACGCTTTGGAAGCGTGGGGTCGGAGGTTCGAATCCTTCCATCTAGACTTACTTTGGGAGGATATATGTCCCCGGGCAGGTGCAAGGCCTGCAATTAACTTCGTAGCTCAGTTGGTTAGAGCACCTCACTTTTAATGAGGGGGTCGTAGGTTCGAATCCTACCGGGGTTACAAAAGATAGGCAGTGAAGCTGTAGTTAATGGTGGTGTTAAAAGGATGAAAAAGGGTTTGTAGTAATCCGAGCGTAAACAAACCATTAACCAGAAACCCTGAAAGACCCGAAGCCTATCTTGAATTGCCTCTCTAGCTCAATTGGTAGAGCAACTGATTTGTACTCAGTAGGTTGCGGGTTCGATTCCTGTGGGAGGCTCTATATTGCGGAGAAGTGTATCGGTTGCATACTGGGCTCATAACCCAGAGGTAGTGGGTTCGATTCCCATCTCCGCTACAAATGCCCTTATAGTTAAACGGATATAACACTAGCCTTCTAAGCTTGGATTCCTAGTTCGATTCTAGGTGAGGGTACTAAAGTAATTGTTATGAGTAGGACGTATAAAAGACCTTACACAAAGAGTAAGAGATTTGACAAGACGTGCAGATGTCATGGCTCGTGTAGCTATTGCAGAGGTAATAGATTATACTCTGTCAATAAGGAGATTGAAAGAACTGATAATGAACTAAATAAGTATAGATAATGACGGGATTAAGGATTGTTAAACTGTGGCTGTATTTACCACACAAGGATTATACATGGGCTGTTTTTGATGGAGGGAAAGAGTTGTATAGATCTTCTTTTATTCCTGAGTGTAAAGAATTTATTGATAGATATGAACGAGATTGATATATTTGTAGAGAGATTAAACAAGATAGGTATAAAGCTTGAGTTAGTGGCTAACATACCTTGGATTTACTTATACAAAGTAAATGGAAATTTAGTAAAGCGAGAAGATTATAGTGGAGATTACGGATACACAGTAGCTTGGTATCCAGTTAGACTGGGTAGCGAACCACATTTAGATTCAGATTTAAAGAGAACGTTTAATATAATAAGGAAATATAGATAATGTCAGGAGGGCACTTTGATTACGCACAGTACAGGATTCAATCAATTATAGACTCTATTGAGCAGGCTATTATTAACAACGAAAAGGAATACAGTGGCAACGAGCAGTTCCAGTCGGAAAAGTTTAGTAAGGGAACAATAGATGAATTTAAAATTGCTTTGACGTTCCTTAAACTGGCACAGATATACGCACATAGAATTGACTGGTTATTGTCTGGCGATGACAACGAAGAATCTTTTCACAAAAGATTATCAGAAGACTTAGAGGAACCAACTAAAAACAAGGAGAAATGAAAGCAGTATTAGAATTTAATTTACCGGAGGATAATATAGAGTTTGACTATGCAGTCAAATCTGGAGATATGCATTCTTGCTTGTGGGAGATGGAGCAATGGCTTAGAGCTGAATTGAAATACAATATCGACAGTAAGAGCCATGACACTATAAAAGCATATCAAGAAGTTAGAGATAGATTTAATTATATATTAAGAGAACATAACATAGACCTATATAAATGAGAACGGCAAAAGAAATATTACTAGAACTTGATGCGAGTATTGCTAGAGCATCGGAATACGGATTTGATAGCTTAGAGAGGGTGTTTGAGTTATCTCAACGCATAACAAAGATGCTTGAATATAGAAAGCATAAGCTGGATAAAACAGATTCGTTTTACCCATACTTTAGTGAAGACGATAACTTTCATTGGTATGTAACTTTAAATGGAGTTATCGATAGCAGGTATTTTGCATATACATTCTATAAAACTATTGATACAAATGAGTGTACGTTCCAGATTCCGCAAACATCAGATATTCACATAGACGAATTACTTAAAACAATTCAACAATATGAATCACTTAACCGTTGGTGATGACCAACTAGATTACGATAAGACTTGTAAATATTGTGGAGAGCCAATACATTTTACTAGTAATGGGTTCTGCGACATAAACTGTAAGATAGCTTACTATAACGATTAAAACAAATAGACATGGGGTACAGACTAATTAGCCAGGTAGACATCATTCAATATGCTTATGAGCTTAACTTTAATGACCATAACACTCTTTATTCTTCTGATATATCAGGCAAGGATATAATAGTAGAGAGTCCATTGTATGAAACAGAAGAGGACGAGATAGCTGACCTCGAACTCCTGGCTAGTTTTGCCGGACTAAAACCATATCAATACACTATAATAAAAGACAACAACTGACATGAAAATAGCAGTAATAGGAGATATCCACGGATTAGAAACTTGGCGGCACATAACTAAAGACATAGATGAGTTAGACAAAATTATCTTCATCGGAGATTATGTTGATAGTTATCACGCTATCAATCAGCTTCAACGTCAGAATTTACTAGACATTATCCAGTTCAAAGACGACAATCCAGATAAGGTAGTCCTATTGCTTGGTAATCATGACATGCACTACGTCAATGATAATCTTGAGTGTAGTGGTTTTAGTTGGAACAAGTATAAGTTGTTTCACTCAATCTATCGTGATAACTTAGATAAGTTTAAGATGATTCATCGCGAAGGGGATTTTATTTTCTCTCACGCCGGACTGTCTAGTAAGTATCTGAAGTACTACGGATTTGATAGTGAGAATATTGATGATGCTATTGACTATGTTAATAGTCGATTGAACATAAACCTATATGCTTTTGCTTTCCATCCTGGTGATGGGTCGTGGGTTGGTAATCACCCATTGCAAGGTCCTACATGGATTCGCCCTGATGCTTTGGTAGACGCTAATAAAGATAGTTGGTTGTCTGACTTTGTTCAAGTATTTGGACATACTCAAAGCCTAGAAAGTGTAAAGTATGCTAATTACACTGATTGGATGTACGTTTGTACGGACGTGTTATGGGATGGCAAGTATGTAGAGATTGATGGGTCTGATATAACCTATGTAGATCTTTTCTCGAGCAAATCCAATACGAGTAGTAATTGATAATTATATTGTTATGAAAACGATTACAGTTACACTAGAAGAAAGAAGGATGGCGACAAGAGTTCCGCCTCCTTTTAGAAATAAGAAAAAATATTATAGAAAAGATAAACACAAAGATGGAAGGAAACAAATATTTTGATGAATTGAAACGTGCATTTGGATTTGAGTGTTATATAGCCGATGTATTTTCTTATAGGGGAAAAGATATCGACTATGTGGCTTATCAATCTGAATCGGCTGATGGGTATATTCTTTATGTTCTTAAAGAAGCTGGTAAGGATGTTCAGATAATGACTGACATATTCAATAGTCAATATACTTTAATAGACTCCATAAGAGACATACTAATGGATGGAGATAAGATATGTATTGACGACCATTTAGCTATGTGGCTTGACATGGATACTGGTACTTATCCTGATGATTTTTGGGAGAACTTTTATGTATGGGCGGTAGATAAAAAATATATAACAGATACATTAGCATGAAGAAAACAGTTACATTATATGATTTTTTAGATGACGAGTCTTTAAAAGACAACTTCTCTTATCATGGCAGGATAGCTTTGTTCGAGTATCTAGAGCAAATGGAGGAAGATTCTGGATACGAGATGGAGTATGACCCTATCGCTATTCGTTGCGACTTTACTGAATACAAGAATCTTGAAGAGATTAAATCAGAATACAACTCCATTAAATCGATGGATGATTTGTATGACAACACATACGTTATAGAATTTGAAGAAGGAATAATTATACAAAGATTTTAGATATGCCAAACTACTGTTACAACCACATGACCATTGATACCGAGAACCAAAAAGACTTTGATGCTTTAGTTGAGTTCTTTGGAAAGTACAAAAATTATGATTACTTTACTGACTGGTGCGATACACTAATCCACGATCACCCACAAGATTACTCTAATGACAACAAGCATGACGTTGTTTACAAGTATGGAACAAGATGGTGGGACTTTGAAGTTGAGGCAACTCAATCACACCTTGGTTCATTTGATGGAACTATAGATGTATTTGGAGATTCAGCGTGGTCTCCTCCATTAGGACTAGCTGAACTCATATCTAAATTATTTGATTGCGAAGTTCGCATTGAGTTTAGTGAGCCTGGCATGGATTTTGCCGGTATATACACATACGTGGATGGTAATCCTACTAGAGAAGACGATTATAAATATAACGAGTTTCAATATCTAGAAGTGGATAGAGATTACGCAGTTGATGAGATTGTTCAACACATAAGCGACGGATGGTACAAGGATGAAGCAGAGCTTATTGACGATATATCGTACATGAGAGAAGAGGACATAGACTATCTAGTTGAAAAGTTTAAAAAAGTAGAAGTATAACTAAATTTAATTTACCCATATAACTATGAGACAAAAAGACGACAAAATGAATTTCAAACTGCACATGGCGTGCGGCAAAGATGAGTTGCGACCTGCGATGACTAATGTGTTTGTAACTAAGCAATTCTGTATTGCTACTGACGCACATATCATGGCTGTTGTACCTACATCCGATGTGTTCTCTGACGAGAAGTCAATGACTAACATCCCAGACGAAGGTATGTATGTAAATGCTAACGACTGGCGTAAGCTAATTACAGCTAATTACATTGAGTATGATGGTGATTTTATTGTTGCACATTTCCCTCGCAAGAGTCCAGCTCACGTCAAACCTATTGACGTTAAAGATATAGGCCCATACCCTAATTGGCAAGCTGTTGTTCCATCTAGCGAAAGGTTTGCATCTATTCCAAGAATAGGCGTCAATCCTAAATTGATGTACAACCTACATCAAGCTCTAGATACAACTATATTTAAGTTAGATTTTATATCTGAGAGTGCAGCTATTGCTGTATCAATACCTGAGTTTGGTTACGGAATAGAGTCAGGTCATCAATTTGGAATTGTAATGCCAACAATGTTAACTAAATAGTATATGAATATATTTGTACTCGATAACGACCACCAAAAGTGTGCAGAATACCATTGCGATAAGCATGTAGTAAAGATGATATTAGAGTACGCACAAATTCTAAGTACTAACGTTCGCATTGCTAACGAGTGTGAGTTAGGGTATAAGATAACTCACCGCAATCATCCTTGTACTATATGGGCAAGGAAGTCATTATCCAATTGGATGTGGCTAAAAAAGTTGTCTTTTTGTCTGAACGAGGAATATAAATATAGGTATGGCCACGTCAAGAATCATAAGTCTTATGATGTTATAGAGTCCCTTCCAACTCCTAACATTCCTGACGTTGGCCTAACCTCGTTCGCACAAGCAATGCCTGACTATTGCAAGTCGGACAATGCTGTCGATGCGTATCGTAAGTATTATATACTCGAGAAAAAAGATATTGTTAACTGGAAGAAGCGTAACGTACCTGTTTGGTATAAATAACTTAATTTTATTATATGACAAAAGAACAGATTGAAGAACTTGCAAACCTTGTAGCTGATAAACTCTGGGAGAAGCAAATGCAATTAGAAGAGGAAGCCGAGCGGTCTACCGAGAAAATCGGAGAGATGGCTAAGCTAGAAACAATGCTTTCAATTCTTGAGCAGAGCGAAGAGTATGCCAAGGCTTATGAAGTTAAGATGCGTCTTGATAAAATCAAAGACGAACTTAAACAAGCCGGAATACTTAAAGAACCAGAAGAATAAAACTATTTAATAACACTGACAATAGGGTATAATAATTATATTATATGGGGCTAATGTCACAAAGAAATATGGATTTTATTCACGATAACCGTATCATCTACAAAAGATTGCCTGTTAGCGATGTTCCTACAGAGGTTTACGATTGGGGTTGGTATTATGAGAATGGCACCAGTGAATATTATTCTTTATTCAATACCAAGGTTAAGATTAACTCATTCAGGAGTCTTAAATGGCACCTGATTGTTTTAAGATATCTTAACCAGGACATCGACCCGCAAGCATTCTACTCTTTGGCAGAATATATCGTAGATCAGAACAATGGATTTATCACTTTTAGCATCGATAGTAGCCTTTTGCACAATATTCTTGCAGAGGTATTAGATATCGAATTTCGTGTTCCTCCTAACACAAAGTTTAGGAAGATTATTTTTAAGGACGGGACTGGCCTTACCTCAGTCGAAAAATTAAGAATCGTAGGCAGTATTATTGGCAGAAATAAATGTGCTAATAATGTTGATATTTACGATGCAATGTTGTATCTTCACGACCAGAAAAAGAAGATAACAGTTAAAGCTATATCAGAATCTCTGGGTGTTTCTGTTAGAACAATATACAGAATAATGGATGAAGATTTGAAGAATGAAAAAAGAATATTAAATGAAGTATTACAACAAAGCAAATTACGCAAGGTATAAGCAAGATTTGAACACGTCCCTAGCCAATATGGAGGGTAAGTTTTTTGATGAGTATACAAAAGAACAACTCATCATTAAGTTTATGCCATACGCAGAGGAGATTGCTAGAAGTTTTTCTACATCAGACACGACGTCTGGAATTATTAACTATGAAGATTTAATACAAGAAGCAAATGCTAGTTTAACTTTTGCTATACACAGACTCGACTTCGGCAAGATGAACCTAGAAGATGACATCGAGAAGCAGATTAAAGGGTTTATATCTAAACGAATTAGAGGTGGTATTCGCAGGGCGATAGACTCTTATCGTGGAGACATAAGAATACCAGAGTATAAGCTTACAGAAATACGAAAGGATAATGGTAAAGACCACGCACTTGTTGAGATGTTCTTTAATTCCGTGTTCCTTAGTATTGACGACAAGATTGATGACGACGGAGATTCTACTTTTGAGGTAGAAGATAAGAATGAGCCGTACAATATAGTTTTACTTAATAAGTACGTATTGTCCCTTATGAGAAAACATTTGACGGATAGGGAATACAATGTACTTAGATTTAGTTATGGGCTTGATTGCGATAAGTTACCAGCTAAAAAAATAGCAGAGCTATTGGAGATTAAAGGAACAGCTGATTTTGTCCGTGTATCTCAAATAAAGAGGGATGCGATAGATAAACTTATCGATGCTGTTGAACCAAATGAGGTGTTGGATTTTTTAAATTAAATTATATGGAACAAGAAAGAACATTTGATGAGTTAATTAGATTGATTGTTAACTGGGCCGAGGATAGGAAGTTGATTGACAAACAAAACGTAGACCGACAACTTATAAAGGTGTACGAGGAAGTTGGGGAGTTATCTGCGGCTATTTTAAAGAATAATTATCCAAAGATACTTGATGGCATTGGGGATAGTTTTGTAACTCTTATAATACTTTCTGCACAGCTAGGGCTTCACCCTGAGGTTTGTCTTGGTGTTGCGTATGAAGAAATAAAATCAAGAACTGGAGAAACTAAAAACGGTATATTTATAAAAGACAATGAGTAGCACTACATTAACAAAATCAGAGATGCTTCGTGAATTGTTCGTAAAGTACGGACTTCACAAGGAAGATGCGTTTAAGAGCCCACAGGGATGGACAATTATTACTAGATCTGGTATCGACAAGATTCAAGCCGAGTCAGATATAGATATCGAGTACGATGTTGTTGAGTATACACCTGGCGAATCTGCTGCTGTTAAGGCTACCGCCGAATGGAACAACCGCAAACTAACTACATTTGGAGAGGCATCGCCTAAGAACTGCCGTCAATCTTATGTATTGGCTATGGCCGAGAAACGTGCGATGTCGCGTATTGTTTTAAAGCTTACTGGTTTTTATGCTCTTGGCGTGTTTGGTCAAGACGAATCAGAGGATTTTGTAGATGCAAGTAAATATCAACTTAAAAAGACAGTGTAAATGGATAGATCAGAAATTATAGAGAAGCTTAGAGATGACAATAATTATTATGGAGATTTTGGGAAAAAGTTTCTCAGCAATTCTGACATCAAAACTCTTCTTAGTAACCCCTTAAACCTACACAAGGAGACTGAGAAGAATGTTAACTTGCTGTTTGGCAGCTATTTACACACGCTAATATTACAGCCTGACAAATTGACATCATTCAAGATTCTTGATTACCCAAACAGGAATTATAAAGCGTACAAGGAAGAAGTGGCATCCCACGGTGAGATATGCTTGTTAGAGCACGAGGCAGACAAGGCTCATGAGTTGTCTAATGTTTTGTTGTCCAATAAAATTATATCTGACTTAATACTTGGAACTGGAGCGCACTCTAAAGTTGAGCATGAAGTTCCTGGTATTTTGGATTTTAATGGGAACCTTTGGAAGGGAAAGGCCGATGTTCTAAATCACGATGAGAAATTAGTTATAGACATCAAGACATCTAGCGACATCGAACGTTTTAAGTGGTCTGTTCGCGACTATAATTACGACAGTCAAGCCTATCTTTATTCAAGAATGTTTGGATATGAACTCATATTTATTGTAATCGACAAAAATACGCATGTAATAAATATATTTGAGGTATCTGATGAGACATTAGAGAACGGAAGCGATAAGGTTTTCCGCGCTAACGGAATGTATGACTTGTATTACAAGACTGAAGGATTTAACCCTAAGGAATATATAGAAACAAAAATAGTATGAGAATAGAGTTTAACACAATATCTTGTCAATTTTATTTTCTGCCATTTATAAAGACGACCTACTCTAAAATATTAAATGGGAATATAGAGCTTATATTTGGTTGGATGAATTGGGAAATTTGCCTATCTTTGAAGTGATATGTACACATACGAAATTACAAAAGTTCGTCGAGTTGTAGATGGAGACACAATAGAAGCAACAGTAGATCTTGGCTTTAGTATATTCCACAATATAACTATAAGGTTGCTTGGTATAAACTCTCCAGAGACGAGAACTAAAGATTTAGAGGAGAAAGAAAGAGGCTTAGAAGCTAAAGATTTTTTGAGGATATACATGGATGATAATAGAGATGCATATATGGTTGTTCATTCTTCTGAACTTGATAGTTTTGGAAGAAGCCTTGGAGAAATATATGTAGATGGTGAGAACCTAAGTGAATTAATGTTACGAGAAGGACACGCAGTTCCTTATGAGAAATAGTTATGGAAGAAGACAACTCTAATGACGCATTTGTGCTTATAATGGCAACATCGTTATTTGTTTTTTATATTTGTTATTTATTTATTTTATTTATTAAACCCTAAAATTTTATTATATGGCTTTTATTTTATCAGGTAGTATCAAGTTGACAGATATACCTCAAGACAAAATTATCAAAGGAAAGAATGGTAAGTATGCTGGGCTTACTATCTCTGTTAACAATGAACCAGACAAATTTGGAAACAATGCTAGTATAGTCCTTTCTCAAACAAAAGAAGAGCGTGAGGCTAAGGCTCCTAAAGTTTATCTAGGAAACTGTAAACTTATATGGACCGACGGTGTTGTTCCTCAAGTACCACCTAGAGATGGAGCACCTGCTCCTAAAGCAAAAAATCAATCCGTACAAGAAGACGACGATCTACCTTTCTAATGCTAGAGGAGGACTACGTATATGTAAGGACCAATGGTAATGGTGACGTTACCTGTATAGAGGATTAATAATTTAAACTTAACCAATGCAAGTTGAGACGCACGAGATAAATGGTTTTGAGATTGAAGACTTTAACCAGTATAAGTTAGACGTTGGCAAAACTCAAGGTATATGTCCTCTGTGTAGTAACAATCGTAAAAAGGGTCATCAGAGTCTTAAATGCGCTTCTTATGACTGGAAGAGAGGTATTGGTACTTGTCACAACTGTAATCAAACATTTCAAATGCATACATTTAAACGCAAAGGTGAGGTAGATAAAGATTATATCAGGCCAGAGCCTATAGCTGATTCAATAAGCGTCAGTGATAAATTACAGAAATGGTTTGAACAGAGGGGTATATCTAAACAAACTATAATTGATTTGAAGGTCACTGAAGGTATGGAGTACATGCCTCAGACCAATAAGAAGGAAAACACAGTTCAGTTCAATTATTATATCGGAGGTGAGTTAGTAAATATAAAGTATAGAGATGGTAAAAAGAATTTCAAACTATATAAAGGAGCGGAAAAGGTATTTTACAATATCGATGCTAGTAATGGCTATGATTCTGTTATTATTGTTGAGGGCGAAATGGATGTATTATCTTTCCACGAAGCCGGAATTAAGAACGTTATATCTGTACCGAATGGAGCTACGCTCAACAACAACAACCTTCAATATCTTGATAACTGTATAGATTATTTTTCAGATAAGGAAAAAGTAATCATCGCTGTTGATTCAGATGAAGCCGGAAAAGCATTGCAGCAAGAATTGATAAGAAGACTTGGTGCTGAACTGTGTTATACCCTTGATTATAAAGATTGTAAAGATGCAAATGAATACCTACAAAAGTATGGATCAGAAGAATTGGCGAAGCGTGTATATTCCGCCAAAGCAATCCCGCTCGAAAATGTCGTTACGTTTAAAGAAATTGAGAAGGACGTTGAAGACTTTGTACTCAATGGTTTTAAACCTGGCTACCAAGTAGGTCTTCCAAACTTTGACGCTATATTTTCAACATACACAAGTCAGTTTATTACTGTAACAGGCATACCCTCTTCTGGTAAATCTGACTTTGTAGACCAGATGACTGTTGGGTATAACCTTAATTACGGATGGAAGATTGCTTATGCATCACCTGAGAATAAACCTACATTCTTGCATGCCCATAAGTTGATGCGTAAGCTTTGGCAAGTTATGCCGTCTAAAGAAGATATTGGTAGTGAGCAGTGGAATAAAGTCACTGACCATATCAATGACAATTTCTTTTTTATCGAGATGGATAGGTATACTCTTGACGATGCATTGCGTAAGGGCGCCGAACTTGTTAAGCGCAAGGGTATAAAATGTCTTGTTCTTGACCCATTTAATAAGGTTCGCAATCTTAGTTCTTCAACTGATGATGTGAATAAGTACACTCTTGAGTATCTTGAGAAGATTGATATCTTCTGCAAGAAATACGATGTTCTTGTTATAATTGTGGCTCACCCTACAAAGATGTATAAGGACAAAGATGGAAATATTGAAGAGCCTACTATGTATAACATTAAGGGTGGTGGCGAATGGTATGATGCTAGTTATCATGGTATATTGGTTCATAGAGATTACAATCGTAAAACTGTTAAAGCTAAAGTATTGAAGGTTAAGTTTCAAAATCTCGGAGAGAATGGTGCGGAGGCTCACTTTAAATGGGAATCAAAATCTGGTAGTTTCATTCCGATAGAAACTCCAGATGAACATCCTTTGCCTTGGTGATGAGAAAGTTTAAATTAAATCCAAACGGATTGCTTGATTATGGAGAGTACGAAAAGACCAGAGAAGACTACACAGCCTACACATGGTGCATAAATAATGGCATAGTTGTTTATGAGGAGGTTAAAGTCGAAGGGCCGTGGCATGTGTTTATAAAGCTTGGAAGAAAGCTACATAAATCTCCAGAGACCTACGGAAAAGGAGAGGTCACGGCTAAGGTCTTTGAGTATTATAGGTATTATTATAATAAAAATAAGAATGAAGAGAGTTAGTATTGTGTTTGTTGACCCGATTGTCGAGTCTGTAGCTAGGAAGTTTGCGGATAGATCTAACGTCGGATATAAAAAGTATGGGACTACATTAGAAGAAAATGATGGATCAGTAGATTACTGGATGAATCATATTCAAGAAGAGTTAATGGATGCCTTGCTGTATATCGAAAAGACAAGGAATGTTTTAAAGCAAATAAATGCAGATGAGAAAATCAAAAAAGAAGGGTCCAGTACAGGCGAATAAAATAAAGTACGATGGTATTAATTTTGCTTCTGGTCTTGAAAGATATATGTATATGGCTCTTAAAAAAGCTGGGATAAAAGCAATATATGAAGGGGATGTTTTCACTTTGATTGATGGATTTGATTTCACGACTGAAGTTTACGAAAGGCAGTCTAATGGGAAAGGAGAGTTTATAAACAGAGGGAATAAAAAGATATTGCCTATAAAGTATACACCTGACTTTGTCGGACAAGGTTTTATTATTGAGTGTAAAGGCAGAAGCAATGAGTCGTTTCCAATGAGATGGAAGTTGTTTAAGAAATACGTCGAAGACAACATGAGCGGCATAACATTGTACAAACCTCAGACTAAAATCGAGTGCGACAAAGTTATATCTTTGATATTGGAAAATAATAATAAATTTAAGAATTAATGGCTAAAATTAAGAAGCAATCAAGCGATATTAATAAGAAGGTCAAGGTCAAGGTCTCTAGGCCTGGGGTTCACGCTAAGACAAAAACGTCAAATCTAAAGAGCTCTAAGAATTACAAAAAGAAATACAGAGGACAAGGAAGATGAGACACCTAAGCAAGAATGAAAAGCATGTATCTAGAAATCAATACAGCAAGAGACAGATTGATAAGTTTGTCAAGTGGTCTCTTAAGCAAAAAGGATTTCTAAAATACAGAGAGTTAGTGGAGATTCAGGACTATTATAATGTTAAGGTTTATTAATACATGGAAGAAAAAGATGAAAAGGCTTGGGAGTTATCATTTGGATTGTATCCCGGGATATTGATTGGGGCTCGCACATATTATACTGAGAATGTAACAACTTATGTATTTTATTTGCCGTTTGTTGATTTTGCAATTGCAATAGAAAACTAAACATACACAAAAAAATGGAACAAAAAAAGATTGACTTATTCACGGGTCTAATGGATGCCGAGATTTCTCGAGTAAGAAAAAACTCCGTCGCTCTTTACGATAAGGCGATGGCTTGTTTATCTATTAATGATTATGATTGTCTAATGGACAACATCACTAGCTTCGTAACTGCTTCTAAATCAGCGGATTACTTAGAGCAGTTAAAGAATGAAGTATTGGTTTTGGTGGCTCCGAAACCAGTAGAGCCAGTTATTGAGCCTGCAAAAGTAACAATGGAAGATTTAATCAACGCTGTTGATTCTTTGACGGCTGAGGTCACCCCCTCAAATAACGTAGAGTAATTATTAATTTTAACAATTTATATTATGGGAAAAGGAACAGAAATCGTTCAAAACTTTAAGGCTTGGTATAAGTCTAAAACAATTATCGGCCTTGCAATATCCTCTATTTCTGGGGTTGTATTTGCTTTGACTAGCGGTAAAGTAGATGTTCAGGGCGCTGTTGATACAGCTATGACTGGAGCTGATGAATTGGCTAATAGCGCTGATAATATTGTAGCTGGAGTTATGTTCTTCGTAGGACAAGCCATTGCTGTATATGGTCGCCTTAAAGCTAAAGTAGGCTTAAAATAAGATAGTATTTATTAATTTATACCCGCTCTGCTTCGGTTGGGCGGGTATTTTTATCTAAAATTTTATGGGATTATTTGACGAAAGAATACCTTACAAACCATTTGAATACCCAGTATATTATACTGAAGGTTGGCTTCCACAGGCTCAAGCATTTTGGCTACACACAGAGATTCCTATGTCTGGAGATGTAAAAGATTGGAATGAGAAACTTACTGAATCTGAAAAGAACTTAGTCGGAAATATACTACTTGGTTTTGCGCAGACTGAATGCGCAGTATCTGATTATTGGACTCAAAAGGTAGTCGGATGGTTCCCTAAGCACGAGATACAACAAATGGCTATGATGTTTGGTTCTCAGGAAACAATACACGCAGTAGCTTATTCTTATTTAAACGAAACACTAGGTCTTGAAGATTTTGAGGCTTTCTTGCACGAGCCAACAACTGCTGCAAGGTTTGATAATTTAGTCAGTTATGATGGTAAAGATCCAAAAGGTATTGCTAGATCTTTGGCAATATTTTCTGCGTTCGCAGAAGGCGTTTCTCTTTACAGCGCATTTGCTGTATTGTACAGCTTCCAATTGCGAAATATGCTCAAAGGGATTGGGCAACAAATGAAATGGAGTGTACGTGATGAATCGTTACACAGTAAGATGGGTTGTCAGTTGTTTAGGCATATATGCGATGAGATACCAGGACTGAAGGACGATGTTCGTAGTGATGTTTTGGAGGCTGCGGCAGTAATGCTTACTCTTGAAGAGAAATACATTGACAAGATGTTTGAGCAGGGGGATATTGAAAATCTCAAAGCTAAAGACTTAAAGAATTTTATACGTAAAAGAATTAATGAAAAAATTGTCGAACTGGGATATAATGACCATGCTAATTATTTTAAATTTGACAGCGATAGCGCTAGCGAGTTGGATTGGTTCTACCACTTAACTGGAGGTGTTACGCATACAGATTTCTTTGCAATAAGACCAACAGATTATTCTAAAGCTAACGAAAAAGAGGATTGGGAAGAACTATGGTAGGAGAAAATAAAGTTGAATTATTAGGTTATTATGGCAGTGACGAGGTTATAGCTTGTAGTGCTTGGACATCGACATCAAGAGATTTGACAGATGAAAAAAGGGAGCGTATCCCTGCATTGATAGATATGTTGTGGTCTCATGGTCACGAGACGCCATTTGAGAAAGGTACAGTGCACTTTCTTGTTGATTGTGATATTGCCAGTCATATACATCTATTAAAGCACCGCATATCTTCTCTAAATGCCGAATCAGCTAGATATAAGGAATTGAAGGAAGATAAATCTTATATTCCGGAAGACTGGCCAGATGATTGGATAGAGAGGCTTGACACATTTAGTCAGCTTAGTAATAAGTTGTATCACGAATGTCTGAATGAGTTATCTGGTCCATTGGGCAGGAAAAGGGCTAAAGAGTCTGCTAGGTTTTTCAAAGCTTACAACTCTCAGATTCAGTCCGATGTTATGTTTAATATGAGAAGCTTTGCAAACTTTTTAAAACTTAGAAATAGTGAACACGCTCAAAAAGAGATTAGAGAAATTGCGCAAGAGATGTTATCCCTTGTTAAGAATATTGAAGGAAATCCGTTTCGATATACGTTAAGAGCATTTGAATTATATGGAAAATAACGAGGAATTATTATGGGTGCTTTGTAAAAAAGTGCCTAACTGGAAATGGAGGAGACTCGACGATAAGAGTACACAGTGGTACAAGGATGGACATAGATACGAAATAGTAGAACCTAATATAACAAAAAAATATGACTTGGAACGAGAACTGGAAGGTTGGGATTGACTATCCTGAATGGGGAGACACTGAAGTGTACAAGAAAACAATAATTGGTGGGTATCTTCTGCCGTGGGAGACTCCTAAGGATGCGTATGAGAGAGTTGCCACTACTGTAGCTAAGAGATTATATAAGCCTGAGATGGCTTCTATCTTCTTTGATTATATCTGGAAAGGCTGGTTAAATCTAGCCTCTCCAGTATTATCTAACACAGGAACAGACAGAGGTCTTCCTATATCTTGTTTCGGAATAGATGTCGGAGATAGTATCCAAGAGATTGGATCTAAGAATCTGGAGATGATGATACTTGCCAAACACGGAGGCGGTGTTGGCGTAGGTATTAATATGATACGTCCTGCGGGAGCTAAAATAACTAATAACGGAACATCAGATGGTGTTGTTCCATTTTGTAAGATATATGATTCAACAATACTTGCAACCTCACAAGGGTCTGTCAGACGAGGGGCTGCGTCAGTTAATCTCAACATTGACCACGACGACTTTGAAAGCTTTCTTGAAATCAGAGAGCCAAAAGGGGATGTCAATAGACAATCTCTCAACCTTCACCAATGTGTTGTTATCGGAGATAAGTTTATGCGAAGACTTGAAGGAGGAGATATCGATGCGAGAAGGAAATGGGGTAAGCTTCTCCAAAAGCGTAAAGCAACTGGAGAACCATATATCCTTTTTAAAGGAAACACTAACAAAGCGAATCCAGAAGCATATAGAACAAACGGATTAAAAGTACACATGACTAACATCTGTTCCGAGATAACACTACATACGGATGAAACCCATAGTTTTGTGTGTTGCCTTAGTTCAGTAAATTTAGCTAAATATAATGAATGGAAAGACACTGACTTGGTATACCACTCTATTTGGTTTTTGGATGGTGTACTTGAAGAATTTATTCAGAGGGCGAAAGGGCTTAAAGGTTTTGAGAATAGTGTCCGCAGCGCGGAAAAAGGGAGAGCTTTGGGGCTTGGAGTTTTGGGATGGCATACTTATCTACAACAAAGGGGAATACCTTTTGAGGGTCTTCGAGCGCAGTTCGAAACAAGAAAGATTTTCAGCCAGATTAAGATTGAATCGGAACGAGCCTCAAGAGACCTTGCGAAGATTTATGGAGAGCCGCTATGGTGTAGAGATACAGGATTTAGAAATACTCACTTACGAGCAATCGCTCCTACAGTATCAAACTCAAAGCTTTCGGGTAATGTTTCTCCGGGTATTGAGCCTTGGGCCGCTAATCTATTTACGGAACAATCTGCTAAGGGAACGTTTATTCGAAAGAACCCAGAGCTTGAAAAGGTTTTAGATGATATTGGTTTAAATACGAAAGCCATATGGGATAAAATATTAGAAGACAAGGGTTCTGTTCAAGGAATAAAAGAGCTAGATGATTATGTTTTTACTCCTCGTGGATTGCAGTCTATTGCTGATATCCAAGAGAGTACACTTGAAAAGATTAAGCTTGAAGGATTCGAAGCTGTTAAAGACGTATTTAAGACATTCAAAGAGATTAATCAACTTGAGTTAGTTAATCAAGCTGGAATACGCCAACAGTACATCGACCAATCCGTATCTCTAAATCTTGCGTTCCCTTCAGAAGCAACTCCTAAATGGATTAACCAAGTTCATTTAGACGCTTGGAAGAAAGGCGTTAAGACGTTATATTATATGCGTACAGAATCAGTTTTAAGGGGTGATATTGCAATGAAGGCAATGAATCCAGATTGCTTGTCTTGTGACGGGTAGTATTGTTTTATTTAATTATTAACCATTATATATTCTTATGAAGAAACTTTTGTTTATTTTATCATTAATCTGGACGGCTTCAATAACCGCTCAAGAAAAAGACCAAGACTCAACGATTATCTTGGTAGAGAAACTAAATGAGGTTACAGTATCCTCTAGGATTATTGACATCGCAAAAGAACGGGCAACCCCCGTTGCGGTGTCGACAATCTCTTCGAATGAGATTTCATTAAAAGTAGGGAATCAAGAGTTTCCTGAAATTATGAAAAGTACTCCAAGTGTTTACGCCACAAAGCAAGGTGGTGGTTATGGAGATTCCCGAATCACATTACGCGGTTTCGACCAACGCAACACATCATTTCTTATCAACGGACAACCAGTCAATGATATGGAGAATGGATGGGTGTATTGGTCTAACTGGCAGGGACTTACCGATGTTGCTTCTGGTATTCAGATTCAACGTGGCCTTGGAGCATCTAGATTAGCTGTTCCATCTGTAGGTGGTACGGTATCCATCTTAACTAAAACAGCTGATTTGTCAGAGGGAGGTTCGTTCTCTCAAACGTTTGGAAATGATGGATACACAAAAACATCCGCAGTGTACAACACAGGTCTGAGCGACTCTGGATGGGCATCCTCAGTGTTGTTGAGTAAATGGGCTGGAGACGGTTATGTTTACGGAACATCGGGAGAAGGCTTAACGTATTTCTTTGCGTTAGGGTATGCTCCTAAGGACTCTAATCACTCCTTGAATCTATCTATCTTGGGTGCAGGACAATGGCATCACCAACGTAGCTCTTGGGTTTCAATACGTGATTACATTAATTTTGGAACTCCAGGAAAGATTGACCAAAGATGGAACACCGATGCTGGTTTCCTGAATGGCGAGGAGTACAATATGCGTAGGAATTTTTATAATAAGCCACTAGCTACGTTAAACTGGGATTGGGACATCAACTCCACCACAAGTCTTAACACGTCTCTGTACGGCTCTGCTGGACGCGGAGGAGGTACTGGCCCTCGTGGTGGTAACTTTAGAAATGCAGAGATTGATTATTATCCTTTCAACAAGGATTTGACCGAGCAGTATTTAGCGAATGGCCGTGGTACTCGTGACAGAAATGGATTTATTAATTTTGACAAAGCAGTTGAGGTTAATCAATCTACAACAAATCCCTACAGTGGATCTATATCTAAGTTTGGAGGTATGTTGATTGGTTCAAATGGTTATAGGGATGATGGTGTTAATCGTGCCGTACTTGTTCGTAGGGCTTCAATGAACTCTCATGACTGGGTTGGTGCTATTTCTAATTTAGAAAAAGATTTAGGAGATGGATTTCGTGCTTCTATCGGGATTGATTTACGTTCTTATAAAGGTTACCACTATCGTGTTCTTAACGACCTTCTTGGTCTTGATGGCTATTACTCGACTGGAAACAAAAACTCCGCTGGTCAGATTGTTGAAGCTACTGTTGAGGCTTCCCCGTTTAAAAATACAGGGCTTAAAGGTCCTATGATTGATTATTATAACATAGGAATTGTTGGATGGCAAGGTGTTAACGGTATGGTTGAACATACTAGTGAAGACAATAGAGTAAACGCTGTGTTGCAGTTTGGTAAATCAAATCAATCTTTCAAACGTGAGGATTACTTTGACCAACCTGGAAATCCAGTTTCTGACAAAGCAAATCAAGGTGGTGGTTATTTAAAAACTGGTGCTAATTACAATATTAATGATAAATCAAATGTATTTTTCAACACTGGATTAATTAATCGTCAGCCTCAGTTTGACGCTGTATTCCCTAATTATGCAAATGAGGTTAACCCTGATTTGCGCAATGAGAAGATTCGTTCTTTTGAAGTTGGATATGGATACAAGACTGACAAGCTAAGTGTTAATGTAAATGCTTATGCTACGTCTTGGGGTAACAGATTTGTTAGTCGTTCATTGTTTAATGCCCAAGGAGACCAAGGAACTGCCCAATTTAAAGATGTAAGTGAGAATCACAAGGGAATTGAAATTGAAGGTACGTATCGCCCAGTATCTAAACTAAAACTACAAGGTAGTATTTCTGTTGGAGATTGGAGATACACCAAGGACTTTAAAGCCACTTTGTTTGATGCAAATCAACAAGAGATTGGTGAAGGAGTTCTTTATTTGAAAGACGCTAAAGTAGGTGATGCGGCTCAGTTCACTACTTACTTTGGTGCGGATTATTACTTAGGCGACATAGGAATTGGAAAGGTTACTGTAGATGCTAGTTATCGTACAGCTGGTAATCTTTACGCTGATTATGCTCCTACTGATGCTGTATTTACTAAACCTGATAACGCTGGAGCTGTTAAGCTTCCTTCATATGGTTTAGCTGATTTAGGATTTACATCTAGATATACTCTATTTGGAAACAAAGTTACAGCTCGTGTTAATATTAACAACTTGTTTAACACAGTATACATCTCTGAATCTGAAACAAATATTCACGCTGATGGCAATGCGATGACCTGGAAAGGTGTTGATGTTCGCAATTCAGTATGGTTTGGATTCGGTCGCACTTGGAACGCATCTTTGAAATATACGTTCTAGTAGGTATTAAAATGAAGAAAGGGGGCCTTGACGGGCTCCCTTTTTTTATTCATTATATAACCAGATAACATCTGGGTCTTTAGTTTCATCAATATCAACATGTATGAACGTATTTCCTATGCCGATGCGATGGAAATTATGTTTTAATAATGATGCCAATAATTCATATCTCTCCCGGCTGTTATTTACTTTTATGTCTACAGCCACTCCTGACAAATGTGGAGAATCTGCTACACCTCCAACCTTTGCATTATGAGCCTCAGTCCTGTATCCTGAGTTAATTCTAATTGGTCTTCCATAATCTTTCCTGACTAAATCAAGCATCATGATTAGTTTATTCGACATATATTTCTCCCCGCTTCCAGGTTCATCAGGGGAATCAAATTCACTGTATTTAAAATACCTAAACCTCATCCTCAGATTTTTTTTTATTACGATATAATTCATACCACTTCGTAGCGGTATACCCTATTGATATAAGTAATAGCATTATCTTCAATACTGTCTCGATATTTGAAAAAGATAAAAGAAAAGTAGCCGCATTTAGAGCAAGTATTTTTATATCTTGTATATTTGTCATTTCTTTCTTTTTAATGATTTTACCCGCCTCGGTTTTCCGGCAGGTTGCCCTAATCTCTTTTTTTGATTTATTCTTGATCTCTTTTCCGATGCAGACATTTCACCTACTGTCTTAGGCGTATCTTTAGACACTCTCTTTTTAGGTCTGCAATACGGAGTTCCTCTTTTTTCTCCTTCAGACCTACCACAAGCCTTACCAGTTCTAACATCTGTCCATTCTTCTTTGAACCAGCGTTTAAGATCTAATCCTTTTTCAGTCTTGCGTACAGCCATTATTTCTTTTTAGATTTATTACCCCAGTTACTAGCTCCAACCTTACGGCATTTAGCTATTGCACCTGAAGCATAAGCCGATGGAAATACTTTATATCTTCTTTTTACTTTGCTGTAGCAAGCATCTTTCTTAGCCATATTTATTTATTTACCAGCCACTTTTTGATTTTTTACCCCATCCAGATCTACTTTGGCGCTTCTTTTTGGCTTCCTCTTTTTTCTCTTTCGTCTTTTGCTCTTTTAATTTTTCAATCTTTTCATTTTCCATTCCAAGATTCCAAGTGCTCCATCCTAAAAGTAATGCAACTCTTTGCCATGCGTCATTGTCAGAATCAGCTGCTTCTTTCAATTGTCTTATATCGTTTATTACTTTATCCATGGGAATATTAACGCCAGCCGATAGTAAACTTCCTACGATATCATATGCTGGGTTATCAATATCAAAGCCCATATCCTCTACAATATCTTTGTTGTATTTGTAGTTCATGTAAGCGCCCTGATACAATGTCCTAGCTTTAATGCCTATTGGAGCTGATAGGTTCAATGCTTCTATAAGTGTCCTAGCGTGATCAGCTTTATAGCCTTTTTTCTCTTGAGCAACAAATTCTAACATTGCATTTTTAACTGTGGCAACATAAGCTCCTCTTAAACCGCTCCCTCTTAACATGGTGTCTAAAACACTATTTATAGTTCTTATTACTCTCTTCTCTTTTTCTGCGTCGTATTTTTCCTTGTCATCTTCATCCTCTGGAGCGTCTCCCATAAATGCAAATAGCGACTGTTGTAATCCAGAAAAAATTGCAGACTGAACAAATGAATAATAAGCTATCTTACTTATATGCTCTCTTTTATCACCCCTTCCAGCGGCTAAATCTTGAGCAGCTCTAGTGGTAAGCCTATAGTATTGCATAGGCGTGTTTTGGAAAGCTAAGAAAACACGACCAACATTAGTTGTTTGTTGCATTGATAATTTATCTGGTCTGGCTGATTGTTGAGATTGCTCAGTAGCCTCAATGAAATCCAACCAAGCTTGATCATGAGCCTGTTGTTCATTCATTCCTTTTTTCATATAAGACTTCTTCCTGTTTCTATAAAAGCTAGCACCACCAAAAGATATAGCCAAACTATCGCCTATTTGTGTGAAAGTGAATCCCTTCTGCAACAATTTATTTACAAAACCTCTATAACCTTCAACCCCACCCTTTCTGAGTTCGTTAGCTAATACAGCGGCCTCAACTTCCGTTTTCAACCCTCCCCTTCTTTCTTTGAGATAGTCTGAATTGAATATTCTTACTACATCTTTAGCAAACTGAGGTATATTAGCGAATGCTTTAGCAGCTTGTATAGGGTTATTGTCAGACCAGTTGATGTAGTTTGTCATAGACATTAACTGAAGTACTGCTGATTTAGCATTAAAGAACATCGTAACAGCAACGGAACCAGTAAGCCACTTCTGAAACTCAGACATCTCTTTAGTTGTCTTCTCAGGTATAGCTTTCCCCTTTTCTATTCTGTATAGCATATCTTCTAGTGCATTCCTGAAGTCTGTCCCGTAATGAGATTCTATCTTATTTAAGTTGTTCGGAGAGAAAATAGCATCTGCGTTCTGTTTCCACTCAGCAAGATACTCAGCTCTCTTTACGTCATCAATAATTCTCTCAACGTCTTCAAATATGGAGCCAAACGTCCAATTAGATTTTGGATTAACCCATGATTCAGTAGTCCCTGTCAATTCCTGCAGATAAGTTGCGTACTCCATCATTCTTGGGTTAGACATCACAATATCACCTAATGCCTTAGCGTCAGCTTCACTTATTCCTAATGTCGATGTTGAGTTTCCAGACTTCAAATATAAGTATGCTCTAAGCGCCTGGTCATTTGTGTATTTTAAATAGCCAGACCCCTTAGACATAGAAACCTTTACATCTTCATATTCTTTGTTCAAGTCCTTAAAGTCCCTTGTTATCTTTTGTCTAGCGTGAGTCATAGCCACATAAGCGCGATTCAACGGATCTGTTAAATACTTGTTGAAGAAAGCTTTCTGAGCATCACCCTCTTTACCTTTACCAAGTAGTGAATACCAAAAACCAGTAAAATCATCAGCTGAAGGAGCCATAAATCTAAACTCTTTCTTCCTTCTGTCAGAATTAAGCCTAGCCGTAGACTCTGATATCTGCTCGTCTACATTTATACCCGTCGCTTTCTTAATTATATTTGCAGTAACATACTCAAGATTGTCTCTGTCTGTTTTAGATTCAGGATTACTTCCAAGTCCGTTTTGCTCAGTGAATGCTTTAGATGTGCTAAATATCCTAGCTCCGTCTTTTTCCGCTAAAGTCCTAAGCTCATTATACCTTCTTCCTGTTAAGTGAGTCCTGTAGTCAACATCTATTTTGTTTACCCCATTCATTATTAGTCTAATACCTCTTGAATCTACATTTCTCGAGTATGAGGCATCGACAACACCTCCTCTATATCTATAGTTGTTCGAAGGTATTTTACCAGTGATGGCGGACATAGCTGCTTGAACGTCATAACTTGATGTAGTTACAGCGTGCTCTATTTGAACATAAGGTTGATGCTTTACTTTTGGATTTTGTTTTTTCTTTTCTATAACCGAAAGAGTAGACTTGTCACCTCTAATCAAAGTATTCTCACTTATCATACTGTGATCTTTGCTTATCTCCACTAAGTTTTTAGTTCCAGACCCAGTGTTGATTAATGCATAAGTTGCGTATGCAACAGCTTCAGTGTATTGTTCTGGAGTTAGATTTGGATCAGACAACATGTCGTGCAATCCAGAGATAACAGTGTTTCTTATGTTAAGCTTTAAGCTATTGTATTTTTTTGCTTTTTCTATAAGACCTTCGACATGCTTTAGCCTTGTTTCGTTATCTTGACCAACTGTTTCCCTTAAATATTTATTGATCTCAGAACTCAATTTATTCGAGAAGAAAAGCTTGTTGTCAATACCTTCCTCCCTAAACTTATTAAACTCCTCCTTTGTTTTTTCGGCGTATTTACTGGTTTTCTCTGAAACGTCAAATTTTCCAGAGCCAACACTAGATTTATTTTCCGCATCGAAGTGGAATATGTATTTAGCTATGTCTATACTAAGGCCAGTATCGTTTATTAAGTTTGATATTACATTGTAAGCTTTCTGAGAGTACTCGGATAATATTCTAGAATCCTTTTTATTATTATATATCTCAGCTAACCCTATAAGTACCGATTTAGCATCAACACCCTTCTTATTGAAAATTCCTTTGATGCCAGGGTGCATCGTCAATAATGTTTGCGCTTTAGACCTTGTAGCTTTTAACTCATATAGCTTTAAAACCATCTTGAAGAACATATCAGACAACTTCTCGTCATTCATCATCTGAGACATCATATAGTTTCCATATCTATACAAATCCTCGTCGCTATCTAAAGACTCTATTGTCTCTCTAATATTTTCTTCTGTTATGTTTAATTCTGAATCTACAAATTTAAACTTAGACCTTGTAAATGCTTTCCCAGCAGAAAGCATGCTACTACTCCTTCCGGCCCCGAAATCAACTATCATTTGAGTTGGAACACCCATCTCTTCCATTATTTTTCTCCCTTCGGTATTGGTTATTAATTTACCAATCTGCCTTAAAACAGCAAGTCTTAAATTAGCTTCATCACTTTTACCTCTAAATGAGTTATTTGTGCCATCTTCATTAATACCAAGCATCGACAAAAACTCTCCTTTATTGAACTGTTTCTTGAACTTAACGACTCCTGAGCTAGCTCCAGTAACTTTTTTACCAGTCTTAGCTACACCCTCTTCAAATTCCCTTTTAAGTCGACCGGTATTAGGATTGACTTCTGGCCTTGTTAAATCAACCTCATAGAAGTTATCAAGAAGTAATCTCTTCATGTTTACGCTAATACCTCTACCTTCCGCCGAAGCTGGATCTAGAACGTAGTTTGCATCAGGTAATATATTATATATATCCTCAGCAGCGTCGAATATTATTTTTGCTGAAGAGTTTAATTCATCAGCATTTAATTGTCCAGTTTCTTTTAAGAATCTCTCTTCTCGTATTTGAAATTTCTCAGATAAAGATTCCGTTACTAAATTACTAGTGTCTCCAAAAAACATTTTGGCTTTCTCGCTAGTATTAAATTTAGATCTTACCTCTGCCGACGCCTTTGATTCAAAAGCCTTATCCTTAAATATAGATATAGGATCTATTAAAACATCTCCTTCGTCAAAAATACGATGGTCAAATGCCTCGTCAAAGTTATCTTGATAAGCGATGTCATATCCAGCTTCGTAGTCATCAGTTCTAACGTCGTACTGCTCTTTCTTGTACTTTGTGCTATTAGCTAAGTTTAGAGCTTCTTGCCTAACCTTGTCAGTTAAGTATCCGTTTAATTTTTTAAGAGAAGGATCGTATGTTTTTAATCTGTGAGCAAGTCCTGTTTTTCCTCCCCAACCATCTATAACATCATCGATAAAAGACTCTTTTTCATATTCAGATATTTTAGCAGCGCCAATAACGTCTTTAGCGTTATATTCGATGAGCTGTTTTAAAGCTTTCCTTACTTTTGGCCTGTTAAGTATCTCCGTCTTATTGTTGAGGTCCATTGTTTCTTGAGCTTCATTAAACACAGACTTCCATGAACTAGGACTCTTTTCTTGCTCATCAGCAATCTTCATTATTGCATCTGTATATTGGTCCATGTCTATTTCGCCACTACGAAACATCTTATCGTACATAGCTCTCTTTTCCCCTACACTAAGCAGACTTCCATTACCTCTGGACAAACCACCGCTAAGATTATTTTTACTCTTCCAGAAACCTTCAAATGACCTCAAGTGGTTCATTATTGAAGAGTTTATGTCTGAAGATTCAGCAGCAGAATCTAACTCGCCAAATAAATCTTTCTGTCCAATCCTAAATAAATCTTTAAATCTAAAAGAAGAATCTATATCGGAGTCATTGATGAAGCCTATAGAGTTTAAGTCAGAGTATAAATTCATCAGCTCCTCAAACTTCAACTTTTTATTTCCTCCTGCTATCGCTTCATACGTCTTTATTCTTTCTTCAACCTCATTGCTTAATGCACGATTTCTATTTTTATATATCTTGCGATTTATCTTATTTTTTAAATCCTCGTAAGCTCTATCTATGATCGACTCGTCCATATTTTCTATGTTCTTCACCGTCATATAATGGTGTCCAACCTCGTGCTTTGGAGCGATTGCAGCCATTGTTTTGTCAAATTCACTAAGTTTTTCGTCTTTTATGACGCTCTTTATCTTTGAATCATTGACAAATGTAATTCCGTGGTTAGCATTAGCATTCGCAGTTAACACCTCAAACGCTGTTCGTGGACTTTTTCTTATGCTCTCTATGAAATTTATCCTGGATTTTTCAGGGACATTCATAAACATATTGTCATTCTCTAATCTAGATGCGAGTTGCTCAGCAATATTATTTATTTCATTTTGATCGACTTGCTCACCTCTCTCAATTTTTAACTGAACATCATTTGCTGCATTAACAAGATCCATGTATGCGTCCCCCATTTTGAAGAAATTTCTGCCGGACTTTGCCTTTGAAACACCTAAAGCAGCTTGATAATTAGCCATATAGAGGAAATCCTTTGCCTTTAGATCCCCATCTTTTTGGTCAATTAATTCACTTATCCTATCATCATATCCCCTATACTCATTATCTAAGTCAGTTAATATTGACTGTACATTTTTATTTTGAACCTTGTCCCCTTGCGTTATCTGCTTTCTTGTTAACTCAGCTACTTTGTTTTTTACTTGAGCTTTTTTGTAAGTCAAATCATAAACTTCTTGAAACTCCTCACTACTTAAAGAAAGCATTCTAGCCCATGCATTTTGTTCGTTTATGGAAATCTCGGCAAGTAGTTTTTTGTACTCCTTATCCGCCTCCATCCTTTGACCATAATCTAAGCTTCTATCATTTAAGATATTCTTATAGTTCATTAACTTACCAAACTGCTCTCTTCTCCTTGCGTTCTCTCTGGCGTTATTAACCAATGGAGACATTGCTGATATAGAACCAAAAGCAAGACCGCTTCCTCCTGAGTTTATCAATATATTGGCAGTCATATCCCATGTGGTTATGTCTGATATATCTTGCCATATTTTACTAGCACTCCTTCCTTGACCCAGCCACAAATTATCCACAAGAGTCTTGTCTAGATATGCAATTGGGTATTCTTCAGAAAGCTCTCCAAGAGTCATTCCACCACCCTTTTTAAGAAGCTTTAATTTACTGGGGTCATAAAACGCCTTCCCTATTTTAGTTCCCTCGAATAGCCTACCTGCTCCAGGGATTTTTAACTGCCCAGTACCTAAAGCTCCAGCAAGTCTAGTTATCCCACCCTCAATAACGCCACTCATTACAGCAGAATAGAATATGTCGTTATCCGTGTATTTCAACTGCTCTAGCTTATCTATTTCAGATATTATTTCATCTTGATTATCTTTGTTGTCTGGATTTTCTAGAGACTTTTTTAGTTGCTCCATTTGAGCATCTATCATTCTGTTGTAGTACTTTAAGTCTGATTTCTTTTGACCAGCCTGTGATAACCCGAATATAGTTGGGGCTATAACCTGACCGCCTGGTAAAGCGTACATCATGACACTACCTACAGTAGATGCGGCGTTAGAAGCGAGAACCTCTCCAATATAATCTCCAAAAGACACCTTCCCAGACTTAAAATCATCTAGGTTTAATGGTTGAGCCACATTCTTCCATCTCTCGTCGAATGCAGCTGTTATTTCAGCTTCTAATTTATCCTTTTCTTCTGTACTAACAAAAGGCGTTATAACAGACAAGCCAATCATAGTTTTTCCTAGAAACCTATCAACATCTCTAAGTGCCATTGATGACTTTTTATAATCTGTAGCAGCAGCTTTTTTGATGTTTTCTTCAAGATTAACATCGTCAGTCATAGACATTAACTCCGTGTTGTCTTTTATCAACTCATCCCTTACCCTGCCTATTGTGCTAAGCTTGTTATATAGATTTTCGTAAGCTGGGGACTTGTATATATCCATAAACTCACCAAGCAAAACTCTAGCTTCAGACTCGCTTGTTGCTGACTTTATTTTTTTCTCTATATCAAGAAGTTGACTGTCAAAACCTTTAAGTTGTCCAACGAGCAACTCTATATTATTGTCATCTCTAAAGTCGCTTAACGCCTTTCTTTTTAAGTCTAACTTAGATTTTAATCCAAGAGCTTTGTCGATGTTGGATTGAGTATCAGACATAAGGAGATTGCTTACAACTTTTTGCTCAACCTCGCTATAATTCCTCATGAAATATCCAATCTCTTTTTCTCTCTTTTGATTTAGAGATTCTTTTTCGACATATAGCTCATCTATCTTTCCTTGTATTTTTTTAGATTCAGACTCGTTTTGAGATTCATAAGCATCAGTGAGCAGTGAGTTTATCTCGTCCTGCTTCCTTCTTATTTCATTATCAATTGGGTCTAATACATCGTTCTTGTATTTTTCAACCTCATCATTTACAGATACAGTCTTCGTTCTTTCTACTGGGATTGTTCCTTTCGGGGTGTCCACATACTCTGTGTATGTCTCGGATCTAGTAATCTCTGGAGCTTTTGCACTTATGACAGTCTCTGGAACTTCTAATCCACCCGTCTGACCACCTTGTTTTACACTGACGCCATACTTCGGGTTATTAATAAAGCTTTGTAAATAAGCTGATGGAGACATATTGTACTGATTAGCCGCCTCAATAATCTCCTTCTTATTATACGAAACTCCATTTTCACCTAGACCAGGACCTTTTATTATATAGGAATCACCAAGAGTGTAATCAAAGTCCTTGCTAATAAAACTAATATCTTTATACTCTTCAGCTGTTAATGGTATTTTCTTCCCGTCTTTTATATAAAAATCAGCTATAGCTGTGTCGGAATCAACGTATTCCTCTTGAGAATCCGAAGAACCATCTCCCGATGATAATTCCGTACCGGGTGCTACACCCTCTTCCACAGTCGCACCCGCATCCTGTGGCTCTGTCTTTGCTTGTTGAGGCGTATATTGTTTCATCATTTCCTCTGACATTGCAGCATACTGATCTTCAAAAGAAGGTTGTTCAGTTTTTGATTCTGCAGCTGTAGGTTCTTGATCAACTAATGCTCCTTTAAATTCAAATCCAAATTGAGTTTTAAAATCATCAAATGATTTTGTATATGAGCCTTTTGAGTTTAGTGCTGAATATAATTTTTTGGCTCCTTCTTCAGTTCCGAACTGAGTCTTAAATTCATCAAATGATTTTGTATACTTTCCACTAGAGTAGAGAGCTTGATATAATTTTTCCATTATCAGTTAAATATAGTTTTGTTTATAAACCATCTAGTTCTCCAGTTCCAGTTGAAGGAGTATTAACATCTCTTGAAAAGGATATAGCGCTGTTTATGTTTGACTGGAATAGATTTTTTAATGTTGCTCTTAATGAAGATTCACCCCTTCCAAGTATGAGGGATTCTTTCTTTCCTAAAGCTCCTGCTTTTGGAGTTATAGTATATCCTATTATATTTCCAGTCTCTTCATCTTTTATAGGCGACTCTATACTATAATTTGCTACTTGCAGCAGCCTAAATAATTCAGTATCTGATGATGGACTTGTTTTTTTATCTAAAGCCATAGAAGACAAGTCTCTGAACCATTGAACTTGATCTGTCATTGACAATGCTTTTTCTGAAGAGTCCCTGGTTATTTGCCAGTTTCTCTCGGTAACGCTTTTTTGATTTTCTTTTGAGGCTGACATTCTTTGAGTAGTGGCCTTGTATTGCTCTAGCGCTAATTCTTGCTCTTTAATATTGATTTGATCTTGATAGTATTTCGCAAATGGAGAGTAGTCAAATACAGACTTAATTGCTTTGTCCGCTAATTCGTCTGCCATTAACGTAAATTGCCTGTTGTAAAATTCAGAAGCTTCTTTTGAAGACATATTTTTAGTTACCTCAGGATCTCCATAATACCTCCCTTTTGCCAATAGCTTTGTGTCGTTTGATAGATTGTTGCTAAAAAGATAGCTTAACAACTCTGGGTCACTTTCATTTTGCAGTAATCCAGTGAATTGCATTTTTAACGCTGATTTTACATCCTCCAAAGATGTTCCAGTTTGAACAGCTAGCTTAAGATATTCGTCTGCATTTTTCCTAAATTGAGAATTTATAGCGTCATAATCAGGAGAATAATCACTTTTCTTCATGAATTTTGCCGATGACAACTCGTCTAAAGACACCTCTCCAAAGTCACCAACTATTTTCAAGTCCAAACCAGTTCCTTCTATACGAATGCTTTTATCTCCTTTAAGCATTGCGTTTTTTAGCTCTGTTAGTTTATCGGAGTTCCTGGAATCCCAATCATTTGGGTCTATAGACGCCAAATCACCAAGTCTAGACACGGTATTTTTTATAGAAGAGACCTTTCTCAACATTTTAGCTTGTTCTGAAGCGCTTGCGTTGGCAAAATCTCCTCTATCTATAATAGCGTCCATAGATTTTTGGATACCATCCATTATCCTTGTATCTAGGCCTACTACATCACTTATATCTGATGCATTGTATGCTTGCGCTAGAGCCTCATCTTTCTCTTTAGCTATTCTCTCTTTCTCTTTTCTTTCGGCTTCGAATGCGTCTTGAAACTTTTGAAATGAAGCCTCAAACCCTTTAGAGAATGCGGTTGGGTCCGATGTAAATATTTGTGGATTCGTATAACTCATGTCTAATCAACTGTATTTAAAAACTGAGATGAAGCTCCGAATGCGCTTAATGGGTTGGAATATTTACTTGTGAAATTATTTATTCCAAATTGAGTAGAATAAGGAATTTGCATATCTGTAATGCTTGAGAAATTTCCAAGTGTTGCTGATGGATTTGAAAGCGCATTTTGATATGAAGGAGAATAACCTAAAGATCCTCCAGATGTTTGCGATACAGCAGAACCCTTAAACGCGCCTCCTAGAGCCTGAGCTCCAAAACTGGCTGCTGTTCCTATTAATTGTCCTAACGCTTGGTTCTGTTGAGTTCTTGCTTGAGCCTCCTGAGCTCTATATTGCTCTCCCAGGGATGCGGTTCTCTCTAATTGAGCCAATTCCCTTTGCTCTCTTTGTCCGTAAACAAACATTTGGCCAGAAACATCGGCTTGCTGTTGTCGTATAGCCTCAGACATCCTAGCTTGTTGCATTGCTTGCTCTCCTTGAGCCCTTAATTGAGCATTTTTAACCTCTTGAGCCTCTATGCTTGCAGATATTCCTTGCTTGCTAGCGGCAGCTTCCCTCGCAAGAGCTGTAGCTCCTCCCGCCCCAGTTCCAGTAGCTCTTAGAACATCTAATGTCGATGCTAACCCAATATCTGTTTGTTCGGCTTGCATTTGAGCTGCTTGAGTTGCCACTTGAAGATTTGCATACGGATTCCTTATCATGGAGCTTAAATCAGTTACTCCAGCGTATGGATCTATTATCTCTTGCCTATTAGCCTCAAGTCTTTTTAAGTCAGCCTCATATTGCCTAGCGGCTCTTCTAGCTTCTCTCTTTTGCTTCCCAGCACTAAAAGCACCTATAAGGCTAGAAACTCCCTGGGCTATACCAGCGACTACTAATGGAGCTATGGCTTTTTGATACTCTCCAGAGCCAAACAGAAACTCTATTATTGCCTCGTTCATATTAGTAAGTATTTATATTGTAATTTGTTGATACTGAAAATAATTCTTTGTAGGATGTGGACGATGTTTGTATCTTCATTGATGCAAAGAATCCTTTTATTCCAGACATCTCAGCTCCAAATACAACCTCATTTGGATTAGACGTTGTAGAGTTCATTATGTTGGAATAGTATTTATTATGTATTTTTTGGAATCCAGATATTATTAAGTCTTGGTTACTTATATTATAAGCCGGTATATTCTCAGCTGAATCTGAATCCGTTATTATATTAGTTATATTCCACGAATCTGTTCCTTCATAATTTATAGTATAAAAGTTTTTATTTACTGAAGGCTGGCTGTTAAATACAAAATCAACTACAGAACTATAAGAGGTTCCGTAGAAATTATTGTAGCTTTCTGGATTTGAATAATGCTCGTATATATTGTTGTTTTTGAATGTATAGAAATTACCATCTAAACTTCCAGAGAATCCTTGTGGTATATAGCTGTAGAATGAAACCCATCCATTAACAGACTCATCAAATGAAATGGTGAAGCTGTCAGATGGCTTTATGCATGTTAAAACCAATTCTTTGTTGTGTACGTCCCATGCAGTATGTATTTCACTTGAACCAGATAGGTTGTCTCTAAAGAAGCTACGCATCCCGTAGTTTGATATTTCAGTTATGCCATCTCTAGATAACCTCAATACAGCCCCTTTTGGTTTGTCTACGAAATATTTTCTTCCAGCATAATAACTAAAGCTCTCTGGATTCTTTCCAATTCCATAGTTAGTTCCATAAGATACTATATCGCCTAAAAATACGTTTGTTGATGTTGATATTGGAACTCCTTCGGCTGTATATATTATATCCTTATCAATTGGAACATATCTAACTTTCTCCTCTTGGAATATATTAAGTATCTGATCTTCAGCGAATAATTTTTGTATGGATCCTTGCTGTATATCTACAGACAGCGTTATAGGCTTGTCTATTGGGAATTGATTTGTATTGTTTACTCCAGTTCTGTTGTTGTATATACCTGAGTATATAAGGCTATTCGTCCTATTTTGAACATCGTAATTTTCATCTACAATATGAGCCCTAACGCCATAATCCATAGATTTAGCGTTATAAGCCCCTTTAATCCTAGACTCTTCTATATGCCAATTACCATTCGTTCCGTCTGGCTTGACTATGATTGTATTGTAGTATTGTACTTGAATTATCTTTGCCATATTATGTAGTACAAGTAGTTGGTAAAATATCCCAATATCCTATATAAGTTATTTTTCCATCAGCATCTGTTCCGGATTGAACTTTAAGCCATTTGCCAGCTGTATTACCATTAGATTCTATATACCAGCCGCTTGAGGCGAGCTTTTTTCCGTCTGAAGTTCCATATAATTGTGGTCCGCTTGTTATTGCTACTCCTGCGTCAACGTAAAGGTCACCCTGATAAGGGAATAGGGATAAATTAGGACAAGCTGCTCTAGTGGAGTCTCCCCCGGACGGGGTATTTGCATATAGGTACTCTGACGCATTTAGGTCGTATTTCATATTTATTGCGGTTAATCCACTTCCTCCACCAGTAGTGTTACTTATATATATTATCCCTTCAGAAGTTGTTGTTAAACCTCCATTTGTTAATGTTAATTTTACGGTTATGTATTTTCCGGAATGTGTTGTAGTTCCTGATACAGCATTTAAAAATACTTGACCATTAGAATATGTATATCCAAAAATAAATGCAGATGTCTGAAGAACTCCATCGTGATACTCTTGATATGTTATATCTGAAGAACTTATTCCGAAATATCTATTTATTCCAGTTGTAGAAGATCCATTTGTTACACTCAATGTAAATACTGTGTGTGGGGCAGTGCTAACGGAGTAAAAATCTTTAGCTATCGAAATGGACCCCATTTGAGTTATCGTCGGAGTTGAATGGGTTATAGTGACGGTACTTGTGTCTTGTTGAAAACTAGAGCCTCCAAACGAAGGGGTTATGTTAAGATTGTATGGTCCGCTTAGTCCAGCAACGAATGAAACCAATGTTTTTATCTTGTAATAGCCATCTAAAGGGTCTTTTTCTATAGCGAATTGACCTGTAGAACTTGTTAATGCAAAAGTAGTTCCATCAACATCTAATCCTGAACTTTGATCTATTCCTCTTAATCTAGCAATGTAGCTTCCTATTGGTGTAGATTCTTTTACAGTTAAAGCTCCTTCTACACCAGAACCATAACCCTCTGGCTCAACAAGTACGTTTGATATGTTTATATTTTGAGAGGCATTTAACTCATGAATCAACCCACTTGTTGATGTTTCATAGTATATATCTAAAGTAGATCTAAATGGTTCTGTTTCAAAAACAGATAATACGCCATTGAATGGAGTATTTTGATTATTACCAATTATACCTTCTTCTAGCTTTCCAAGTAAGTGAAATTTTCTTTGTTCATAAAAACCAAGCGATTTATCAACTGTATCAGCATCATACAAGTCAAATGCATCTGCAGTCCCTATTGATTCTATATTATACAAACCTTCATTTGAATTTTTTTGTAATATAGCCTGAGCAATACTTCCGCTTGAATAATTTATAAGCTTAGGATATAATCTAACATCTGTTGGATATAAATCGTCAGAGTCTATTGAGTCACTTGTGTTTCTAGGTACTTTATTTATATTATCATTATATATTGTTAAATACCCTCTTGTTATTCCTGGATTATATACGTTATAGTATTCCTGTTCCACTTGTTTAACAACAACGCGATAAGAATACCATCCTAAATCATCTGTTGCGCTATTAGGATTATATAAATCACCTCCAACAGCATTAGCTGTGAATATTATCTTTAAGCTATCTCCAGGCCATGATAATGAATCAAAATTTTCATTCTTTGCGACTGAAGTTACCCTAGATGAATTAGATAATATAACAGGAGATGTTCTTCCGTATTTATCAGCTAAAACAATCCCAACCTCATAATCTCTTCTTTGTTTAACAGAATGATGAGGATATTTTGAATCATTTTTTATAGATGAATAAACTGAATAAAATAAAGTTGGAACTTCATAATTTTGAGTAAAGTTGCCATAAATAACTCTATTACCAGCTACCTCCTGAGCTAATGCCTTAATAGGCACATTGTCAAAAGCTCTAGTTATTTGATCTTCAGGGAGCGTTGATTTTGGAGGTGTAGATCTGTACGTATATGTATACGTATCAGAAGACAATCCATCTGTAAGTTTTACAGTGTCAACAACTCTAACAGCTGTTGAATCGGATTCTTTGTATAATATTTCTACTGATACTATTTCGTAATCTGAGATTGGGTTTTGAGAAAAAACGTGTATTCCAAGATCTACTTTATTTATTCTATTTATAAATTTAAAGTTTTCAGAAGATTGAAATATTCTATTTTCATCTGATTGACTTATTACATTTGTTGATGTTGATTCATTTCCTAATTCAAAAACAATTTGAGAAAATGGAGATATAATAGAATATTCGTTGTTTGAAAATTTATATCTATAAGCAAATCTTACAAACTCTTCCTCCATCAACCTAGACTGAATAGAAGTATCGTGATATGTATTTATAATTGTCGGAGCTTTCCAAGGGGCTATTCTAGCCACGCTAATTTTAGCTTCAGAATTATAATAACTATTGTTTCCTATAGCTGTAACTACATTTATCCTCCTAGGTTGATTTCTATTATCAGTCCAAAATAATAAATCCTCAAGAAGATTAACGCCTGTTATTTTATTATTTTTATTAAAGTTAAGGAATATTCCAGATACTATAGCGGTAGCATTAGCTCCTCCAACATTCCATAGGTATATATAATTATTTGTGTCGTTTGTTACAAACCAAAAAATTCTATTATTTCTTTCGTCAAAGAAAGACCCTATAACTTCATAACCAGAGGCTAACCCTAATGACGTGTGAGCCAATTGATTACCAACTATGTTCTGTATAACTCCAACATCGTTTGCTTCAGACTTGGTTATTTGAATATTAAGGGCTTCAAGATATTCCCCTTCAGGAACTAATCTCAAATCCCTATCCTTATTCATCTTACCAGCAAGGAAAGTATTCTTAATCTCTGGCATTTAATTAATGTTTAATTTGCTTAGACTTATTCCTCATTAAGTTTGTCATCTCAGCCATCTTTAAGTCATATAGTCTTAACTTAGCCTGCCTCATAGCACCTCTACGCTCCCTTTTAAAGCGATTTACAACATACTCTGGTATGTTAGACATTGAAGACAAAATAGCGTAAGCTACGTGCTTGTAAATGGCTTCTTCTGCAAACTTATGAACCCTCATTTCACTATCATCACCAAGACTATCAGATATATACTTTATAGTAACAGTTGTATTAACTAGGTTACTACTGAAGTTTATCTTTCCGTTAAGCTCGTCTATAATAAATAGTCCATTCCTGTTAGCTAATTCTGGATCAATTCCATAGCGTCCTCCAGTTCCAATCATGGTCTCATCGGAGAAGTTTGTGTTATAGAAATAATCATCATTAGTTTGAGAGCTTGCCAATGCGTTTACTTGAGATGCATTGAATCTTGTTATAGTTTCTGGAGTTGCAGTAACTAAATTACCACTTCCATCGTAAGTATAGTTTCCATCACTATCCTGAACAATAGCCTCTGACGGAGCGGATGTTATCCTAGCCCTTGGTATTGGATGCTCAACCCCAGCATTATCAACGTAAGATATTGAAACATAATTAACATAGTCTTGAGGCATTGGTATAGACAGCGTTACAGGAACATCAAATTCCTGTATCTTCTCAACCTTTGTTACATCATAAGCAAACTCTTGCATAGCTCTCTTAACATGAAACACAACGTCTCTTCTACTTGCCCTACCAATTATCTTTCCTTCACCAACATAAGAGAACATGAAGTTATTTACAACATCCTCTAGTGGGATATATCTGTAACCTCCGAAATCTGAGCCAGTGTAATATGTTTCTTGATTATCTGTTATTAACCCCATTATATGTTATCTTGGTTAAAATCATTACCTTCTTTCTGAGCTGCAACTTGAATTACAGTAGGATCTTTTATTATTACACCTGAATAGGCTAATATTTTTGTAACCAAATCAACCTCGTCAGATTCATGTATTTCAAAATCTGTCGATGCCCCAGAGCTATATACATAAGCGCTAGCTCCGCCACCAGTATATCCCCATATAGGATCTGAAGGCATTGTAACATAATCAACCAAAATACTTCCAGCATAAGTAGTAGGTAATATCTTTATAGATGTCCCTTCACTATAATATACTGGATATGTAGACGTTGGTTGATTTAATTTAGAGCTTGTTAGATATGGAATCTCTTCTTTCTTGACTTCCTCAAACTCTTTTAGCCTATCTGTAGAATAAACTCCAGTAAGCATATAAATATTAGCTGGAGCTGTCGCAGTTCCTGCCGTATGACTTACTGTTGACGATGTGTAGAATATGTCAATCTTCTCTTTTATCTTTGAAGCAATATCAGCAAACTCCCTGAAGTCCCCATTAGCTTGCTTACGTAAGGCTCTATTGTAGTCGTAAAATGCCTTATCGAATAAATCTAGTTGAGCCTGCCTAGCAATGCGATTAAATTGGTCTGGGGTTAAATAACCCCTTTGTTCTTTATTTAAGATTGCTAATACAACCCTATAAACCTTATTTACATTAATAGCCATGCTTTATAAATAAAATGGGGCCGAAGCCCCATCGGTTATTTCAATTTTTTCTCTATCGCTGAGTAAACCTCAACACCTTCATCCGTTTTAAACCATGCGGCTAATGCGGAATAAGGATTTTCATCAAAAGGAACCGTCATCAGATTCCTTCCATTAGACGACCACTTAAATGTTCTCTGGTCATCTGATAATTTTATAATTCCTTGTTCTACTGCTTTTAATCCGATGTTTCGTACAGCTACGTTTTCATCGTTAGCTAATTCAAGGAATCCTTGTGGATCGTTTTTAGCAAATATAAGCAAATCTCGCTTAACTTCTTGAGATGTCATTTTACTTACCTCAGACCCAACATTAACACGAACAATAGCTTCCGCAGCTGTTATATCCATGTTTTTAGCAGTATTGAGGGCTTCAATTTCCAATTCTATAATAGAAACTTCATCTATAGCTTCTGCTTGTGGATCAAATTCGTAATATTTTTGATTTAAATCTGGATGATACAGAGATAATAATTTCTGTAATGCTTGTTTTTCTTTTGGAACATTTAAGACTCCATCCCTAAAAATAATGTGGTCTAGCCTAGATTCGCCTTTAAATTCGTCAACAAAAGGAGTTTTTTGATTGGCAGTATGTTTTAACTCTCTTTCGTACCCCAACTCTTCGTCATAGTAATATATGTCTCTAGATCTAATCATATATGTTAGCGGTGTTTTATTTCCTTTTAAAACATATACTCTATCTTTTGGAATCCAATTTTCTTTATTTGTAGCCATGATATAATAATATTAAATAAATAAAAAGGTAAGATGGAGGCCGCATTAAGCGACCCCCAACCAACCTAAATTAATGTTTATGCGAATAACATAAAGTTGTTAGCGCCTTGTACAATCAAACATCTTTCAGATAGATAGTGTACTTGCATTGCATCTAAATCAGATGTAGAAGCTCCACCTACTGAACCAGTGATCCAAGTCTTCATTCTACGGTCATCAGCTTCAGAAGCACGATAACGAACGTGAAGGAATGGACGCTTCAAGTTTTTACCAAGAATTTGGTCATAAACAGTTGAAGTACCAGCAGGAACAAGAGCTCCACGAACACCACCTACAAGACCACGAGTTGTAGCATCGTTAAGATACTTCCAATCAGTCTTATAGAAATCGTAAGAACCTCTACGGAATCCAGAGAATCCAAGATTCAATGCCATATCCTCAGAGTTATTAAACACTCCAAAAGAAGTACCACCACCACCATAAGAGTTTTGAGCGGCAAGCATGTCGTCGATGCCAAGAGACACATCCCGATTCAAGAAAAGCATGTTTTCCTCGATTGCCCCCTCTTTGTCTAATAGTTTTAAGATAGCATCGAAAGAAGCTAAATCATTAGACGCATTTGAGCCAGTAACTTCATCAGTTACGTGTCCACGGCTTTCTATAGCGGAAAAGAATCCTTCTGTACCAAATACACCAGCTGCATAAGCTGCTGCATTTTGGTTTCCTCCTGTGCCTGGGTCTGCGTCTAAAAGAGATTTTTCAGCTTCAACCATAGACATTTCCATGTAGTCCTCAAAACGAGAGCGAGTATCACCTTCAGCCTTGATGTACCATAAGTATCCAGTTTGACCAGACTCTCCAGTCACTTCAACCCATCCAATTTGAGATGCGTCAGAACCAGAGATTTCATACTTGTCTTTAAGGATGATTGGTTTATTGGTTAATGAGATATGCTGAGGCGTAACAGCTTCACTCATTCCAAGGGTTCCTTTTCCAAACTCAGAACCAAAAACAAATAAATCAATAGCGTCTCCAGAATTATAAGGCACATCTAAACTAGCTGCGTCATAAGGAAGCGCAGTCACTGTCGCTCCAGATACATTGCTAACATAAGCTTTAGTAATCCCTGTACGGCCTGTTGCTTTTCCTTTAATTATAATTGTTTGCCCAACGCGAACAGCATGATTAGCAGGAAGGGTGATTGTGTTTGAAGCAGCAGTAGCCACGACAGTGCTATTTGATGCGTTAGTGTATGAAATATGAAGACGACCTTGCTCCGTCCAAATAACTTGGTCAGAAGACATAGGCATTTCGGAGCTAGTGGCTCTTAAAAAGCCAGATAAAGTCCGATCTCCATAACGCTCTACTTCAGCCTCATAAAGGTCTGGTAAGTATTGTTGTGCCCATCCAGCGGTTCCGGATGCGGTAAAATCAATGTAATTGCTCGCCAGAGTCTGTTTTACTGGCGAAGCATTTGCTAATATTAGGTTTCCACCTGCGGTAATTGCCATTTTTTCTTATTTTTTATTTTCCTATTTTTATTCTTAATTTTGAACTGTCTTCCCCTGATACGGCCCTTACTTTTACTCCTGAGGTTTCTATAATCCCTTGAGATGTTCTCCTTGGATCCATATTGATGTTTTTAGATTCAGCTTCTAGCTGTCTAATTGCATCAGCCTTCCCTTGTTCGTAGAAATGACTGGCTATCGTGTCAGCGTTTCTAGCAGCAAATAAAGCCTTGTGGTAACCTTGAGCGTCTTTTAGTGAGTTATCTTCGCCTAGGAACATCCTAAACGACTCTATAATATCACTTTGAACTTTCTTAGTTTGTTGAACATCATTTACTTTAAATCTGTACTTATTCTCTCCTACCTTGAAATCAAAACCTTTGAAATCTTCGTTGAAAACTTGTTCAGTTAATTTAGTAAACTGTTCTGACTGTTTCTGCTGCACAGCAGTTAGTTCATTCTGCTGTTGTTTATATTGATTGTAAAATTCAATAGCTTCTGCTTGTTCAGGATTCAAACGAGAAGTCAACTTAACCTCATCGTAATATTTATCCTTCAGATTGTTGAGGAATTTTCTAGCCTGAGTAATCTCTTCTTTGTAAGCTAATTTCTTTCTTTTAATATCTGTATTATCATCTAAATCTTCATCGTAAGAGAACTTATCTTCTAGCAAGAAATCAATCTCTTCTCCGTCTAGATGCGGTTTTGTTTGCTTATAATACTCTTTTAATAATGTCTTTTCATCGACTTTAGAATAATCAGCATTGAGACGTACATAATCTTCAAGAGTTCCTCCAGTCTCATTCATGAAATCAACAACCTTTTGGATGTTGTCAGGGAGGTCTACTTTTTGTTTTTCTTCATTAACCTGCTGGCTAGGGGCTTGTTTCTCATCGCCTTCTTGCACCCGCAAGGTTTCTTTTTGTTGTTCTTGTGCATTGTCTTCTGTTATTAGCTCTAAGACTTGCCCTTCTTCTTTGGAAGGTTCTTGGGTACTCCGTACTTGTTCTTCCACTTTTTCGCTAACTTCGGATTCGTTGCGAACAGGTACTTCATCTGCGCTTTGCTCTTGAACGGCATCTCTTAAATCTATTTTATAAGTGTTATCTTCGAACTTTACTCCAGCCTTTTCTAAAACCTTAGTTTCTTTCTCTTTAATGGAGCCTTCTTGTTCTTTCTGTAATTGTTCTTGTACTTCTGACATAATATGATATAATTTTATCTGGGTTCAAATTGTTCTAATCCAAAACCTCCCATTGTATCAAACCCAGCTGATTCAAAATCTTTTGGAGGCTTATTGGTTTTTCTTTGGTCTATAAGTTCTGACTGTTGAGTAGCTTGTATTTTAGTACGCTTATCTTTGCGATCTTCCTTATAGCTATCTCTTTCATTAATTACCTGCATCTCAGCTTGTTTAAGCCTCATGTTAAGCTCAAACTCATGCATCATTAGCTCTTTCTTCAATTGAGCCTCTCTTTCAAGCTTCTGCATCTCTAATTGAGCCTTTACTTGTTCCAGTTGAGCCTCCATCTGAGATAAAGCCTGTTTCTTCTGCATATCAGCTTCTGCGGCAGCTTGCGAGGATTGAATATTGGATTGTGTTTGAGCTTGCATATTCTCCAATTGCCTAACTCTATCTTCCTCTTGCTTTTTCTTTCTCCTAAGCTTTAATAACTGATTTGCAAGCTTCAAGTTCTTTATTTCCCTAACATCAATAGCATCCTCAAGGTATATCTGGTCTCTCTGTAAAGCTATTTGTATGTTGTTTTCAAGCATTTGCTTCTCATCCTCATCTGGAGCTAATTCCAAGAATATTCCAAAATCATGAAGATGTAAGTTCTGTATGTCCTTTATGGTTCCAACATTTAGTTTCCCTATTCCAGAGATAAAGGATGCGGTTGTGTTTCCATATTCTAACACATCGGACATTCTCAAGCAAGATGATTCAGCGGCTTTTAAAGCTAAATATAATATAGCTTGCACTACATGTCTTGTGGCTGTGTTTGAATTTGCAGCAGCAAGCTTTTGCAGTCCAACCAATGCATCTTTGTCAGGAGTAGATCCGTCTCTAGCTTCGTTCAATCCAGTTACGTCCCTAATCATATTTAGGTAGTAATTGTAGGACGCTATAAGGCTTTGTATTTTATTTCCCCCTGACGATGTTTGTAATTCTTGAATTGGAACTCTAGAGTGATTAAACTCACCGTCACTGGTCATTGACCTACCGATAACAGAACCAGTCTGGAAATACATATTTAAAGCCTCTTGAGGGCTATAATACGTTCCATTGCCTAAATCTATCTCAGCAATACCATCAGCGTCTAGATACACTCCATCTGGAACCATTCTAGATAACACCTGCTGTATTTTTAAGTGAGTCAATTGAATCATATCAGCGAATGTGGTCATTCTACTGACAAGAGACTCTATGCGACCCTTGTACATTCTTGGGGCGACAATATTGTAAGACATCTGGACTTTAGTGGTGTCTGATTTAGGACGAACCATATTCTCAGCCATCTCCCATTTTAGAACTTTATTAAGGCCAACGACTTTAACTCCAGAATAAATAACCTCTATAGAGCGTTGAACTTTTTCAAATCTAGCTCTCTTATCTTTAGGAGGATTAAACGTATCGTCCTTTTGTATTATTTTATCAGCTCCAGTAGCAGTTTCTTTTAACTTGTAAACCTGGTTCTTAAAAGTCTTGTATTCAAAATAAAGAACATGTACATTATTAGTGTCCTCTGTCTCGTAATACGAATAGAATCTATTAAAGTTAGCTGCGTTAGAATTAAGGCCTTCTATCTCTTCAATATCCTGAGTAGTAAGATCTGGGAATTGCTTTTTTAATTCTGTAATAGTAGTTCTTCTAACCTCTCCTACATAATATAAATCATCGAAATGAGGAGATTCAGTATAAGAGTAAACTAAATCCGCAGGATCAACATACTCTAATTTTATTCCTTCAGCTGTGTTAAAGGAATTACGATGTGCTGCTATTCCTAAAGTAACCATGTCATAAGCCAATCTACTCTGTAGTAAATCGTACTTGTTATGGTCAAATACATTTGATATAGCTTCCTCTTGAGCAATCTCTATTGACTGCTTATAATCAAGTTGCATGTGTAATTGCAACTCTTCATTTGTTTCTGGAAGCTTATAAGGGTCAGTCTTAAACATATTGATTCCAAACTCCTGCTCAACAGCTTCTAATAACTGTCTGTTTTGCATGTCTGAAATCAATTTATCAAGATACTCTGTTTTTTCTTTTATCGATGCTGGGTCTTGTGAGTAAGCCTTTATTTCATAAGGTCTGTCATTTATCCCATTAACAACAATATCTACAAACTTAGGGATGATCGGAACTGGCTTCCAGTCTAAATTCAAATAAGATAAATCACCATTTATAGATAATTCGTCTTTATATTTTTGAACTGATTGCTCTCCCCTGGCATATAGCCTTAACCTATGAAAGTTATCTCTATTAGCATAGTACCTGATTGCACCGCCTTCTTTCTTGAACCATTCTCCCTCGATAGCCTTAGCCACCTCAAGCCCATACTGTTCACTCGATTTCTCCGCGTCGCTTACTGCTTGAGAAGGAAATACACCCTTTGGTAACGTTTTTTGCATTTATTCTAGTATTTTTGAAACAGCTCCTGAGTTATTATATTTCTTGAAGCCAAAGTCAAGTTTCTTAACTTTCTTATCCTCTGTTGGTTTGTATAGATTCCTATTACAAGCCATAATTGCTAACCCAGAACTGATGGCTGCATCAAATTTAGTTCTATTGTTGATGTCGAAACCAGACCAATCTTGAAGTGTTCTGTCAAAATACATTGTTCCATAATTACCGTCTCCGATGTGTCCAACATATTTATCTATATAACTTTCGATTGCCGCAGCATGAGCTTGCTTTATATCTTCTCCAGAGTTAGGTATTCCCCCTATCTCTTTTTCAGCTGGAGATAATTTGGTAAAGGTCTTGTCGGGTCTATTCATTGAGAACCCCCTGTATCCTCTACGTTTAATATAATACAAAAGTCTTGGTTTGTTATTTTCGGCAAGTATTGGCATACCATAAAAGATAAGTGCCATTAATACATCTTCAAAAAATATTTCTGCTGTTTGAGGCCTTGCTACATATTCTAAAAAGAAAGTGTTGCTTGGAGCCTCATCCATATTGAATTTAGTAAGTCCATGTAAAGCTCCTTTAGAACTTCTCTTGTCTACAGTTCCAGATATATCGTAACTATCGCATCCAAAAGCGCCAATGTGTTCGTTACCTGGATATTTCATTCCATTTTTTTCTATTACACGGTTTTGAAGGTTTATACTTGGTATCCATGACACCTTAAACCTTCCTCCGCTATCAGGAACAAACATAACTCTTGTATCTTTTACTCCATTCTCCCATTGGAAATTACCCTTTGTTATAACATTGGAGTAACCTATTCCTTCGTTGTAATCTATTTGTTCGTATATCTTAGCTAAGTTAAATATACTACTTTTTGTTTCATCTCTAAACGCATGTTGCTCACTTCTAGGGAATTGCCTATAAAATTCGTTTAACGCGTCTTGATCATCTCTTAATCCTTCTGCTTCATTCTCCCAATGCTCTATAACTCCTATTTCGATGTTATCCCCAAGTGGTCCATAAGTAGGTTCTTCTGGCGTAAGGAAAACAGGGTGTCCATAAGAATCAATGTATCCTTCGTAGTTCCATTCCATAGGGATGAACAAACTATATAATCCACTGCGAGTTTGTCCATTCTTATTTCTTTTTGTAACGTCGGAGTCATAATATAGTTTCTTAAAGTTCTCACCTCCTTTATCAAGTGCATTAGATGTTGATCCCATCATACACTTTCCAGTAACCCTACTACCAAGTCTTAACGTTGTTTTGGTTACCCTCCAGTTATTCAATATGTTGTCAGGCTTTAGCCACTTACCAGCTTCATCGTGGACCAATAAACTTAGCTTTTCACCATCATAAGAGTTGTCTCCCGTATTCTTCCAGTCTATGGTTGTATCTAGCCCTTCCATCATCTTAACATCATTGACATTCGTTATGTTCTTCTTTGTCAGTTTCGATGCCGGCACTCGATACGCTAATTCTGTTTTAGGTCTATCCATACCATCTTGTATCGGCTTAAAGAAGAATGGATAGTTTATAGATATAGGAACAACCTTGTCTGTAAACATTTTCTTTGCGTCAGCTCCAGATTTAGATAGTATACCAAATCTAGCGTCAGACTTTATGGTTGCTAAATTGACTGTTTCAGCTGATGACATAAATGAGAATCCAGAACGTCTATTCTTCAAATAACACATCCCGTAGCTTCTGCTATCGGCTTTGCAAGCTTCCCAGAAGATAAAAAACAATCTATTCGCTTCTCTAAAATCTGGTCTTCCTACGTCAATTTTAGTCCACTGAAGATACATATAATGAGTCCCAGTAATATAAGTAGCTTTGCCTTTATTATAAAACCAATAACCTTCTTCGCGCCTGGTAAACTCTGTATCAATATATGCATACCACTTTTCTTTAAACTCTTTCGGGTATGTATCCCATTCAAATATACTTTTTATTTGACTAAGCTCTTTTGGATACTCAGAAGCAATCCATCTATCCTCACCCTTTTTTAATCCTTTGGGCTCTGGAGGAAGAGCTATTTTGAGATTTTGTATTTCGTATATTTCGCCTATCTGACCAGTCCTACTTATAACAACTATATCGTGCTCCTTGTTGTAGCCATACTCCCAAGACTTGCTTTTATTTAGTCTAACAAGTGTGTTTGTTCGTATTGGTTCGACGATGCTGAATAACGTTTGTTTATACTCCGTCATTTAGACCTCCTTTCTGCAAAGCCTTTAAACACCTTGCTCTCGTCTATTTCTTTAGGTTTGTTCTCTAGCCGATCTTTTTCCTCCTCAATGCGATTTAGTATCTCGAAAGCATCGAAGATAGCTAGTTTCTTTGTTGCAGCAGCATTCTTTAATCTATCTGCACTAACATCGTCATCAGTATTAGTTATAATCTTCTCCTCTGCAACCTTTATTAGTTCTTCAACTGCCTTGTAGCCAGCTTGTATTATACTCGACTTCGTCTCCTTGATATTCATACTTAATACATATAGAACTTGTTGGAACTCTGTATAGCAAATCGCCGTCTATAACAAACTCGTATTCACTATCTTTAGTAAAACCAACTAAGTCATTTAATTTAATACCATTCTTTTTCAATGTGTTATCCACATATTTTACAACACCTGTTAAGTCTTGTCTTGACGATGTGTTTAACTCGTCTTTATTTATTAAGGGTTTAACAAAACAGTAGCCATCAACCGGCTTCCATACCCCGTTCTTTTTATACATATATATTTGTTCAGGGTCTACAAAATATTCATCTTCATTAAAGAAGCTATATGAGTTCTTTTCCTCACCCCTAACATCGTAGAACCTCCTGAATACATTGTGATGTAGTATTACCTCATCACCTATCGATATTCCAGTCTTTCCATTTATCGGGGTTTGAACTACAATACCATTTCTACTTACGTATTGGTGGTTTTGCATTTCAGTGTTCAATATCAACTCCGAATCCCCTACTTTCTTTTTATTATTATATCTTTGGTCTTTTGGTTTTATTATAAAACTATATAAGCTTCTCATTAATATTCTAAATTAAACTCAACACTAATAGCCATGTTCTTATTGAAATCTTTCCATGGCAATACATCATTTCCTTTTTTAATAAACACCCTGTACTTATCGTCTTCTTCTATGATGTCACATATTTTATGCCCTCCGTACACCTCCTGGCCCACCGCATAATGCATGGCTGAGTCTTTATAATCTCTGCCTATTGATATTTTTCTTATTAAATTCATTTTTCACCTTTTGATTTTATTTTAGTGTACTTTTCAATGCCTCTAGATCCAAAATAAGCAACATACACAGTAACCAAAAGAGTTTCCATAAGGTCTATCCAGTTACTATCCATTACAAATATTCCGGCTGAGTCTAGTATTATATATACAGTTACTATTAATGTAAGATACAATACAATAATAGGCCTTGCTATTTTTGCTAACTTATTGTCTGAAGAAGCATCAGCCTCCCACCTTCCAGTGATATCATCCATCTCTTTTTCATCAAGAGATAATAAATTCAATGCAATGTTTCTATCTGATTCATGCATGTTTTTATCATCGATAATTAGATTTTTAGCTAATCCTAACAATCCTTTATCTGGAATTGAATCACCAATAGCCCTTACAATGTAAGAGCCATTTTTAGTGAGAAATTCGCCAACCTTAGTATCTTTAAATCTTTTCTTTGGCATTAGTATTTACCTTTTCTAGTTTTAGGACTTGACTGCGTAGAGCCTCCTTTTCCAGCCCATAGGTTTTTACAAGCCCAGTATCTAGCCGTTAGTTTATCTTTAGCTTCAGCACAGTTATGCCTTGCTTTAAAGCTTTTCCTGGCGGCATCAGAATAATTATGGCCGTAGCCCTTGGCTCCGAAATGAATAATCTTTTCAGTGCCACCGCTACAAGCCTTAACCATTTTCTTCTTTCCAGGACGAGTACTTGCTCTTGGCTTATTGCAAGCCATCTTTGATTTATCTACTTTGCCAGCCATTACTTACACTTGTGGTTTTTAGTCATCATTTTACCACACTTAGGGCATTTCTTTGAGCCTGCTTTACTTTTCTCTTTACTTTTCTTATACATCATAATTATCTGTCTTTATCTTTTAACATATCGTCCATAGCTTTATTCATTACTTTGTCGGTATATGTCTTGTTTTTATAGAATGCATTAACTCTTGATGTTGGCAAATCCTCTTGGCCAAGTAATATTTTATATATCCTGGTTATTAACATCTTAGTCTTTAAAGATACGGCATATATATTGTATTTCCCAGCCTTTCTATCCGCCTGTCTCCATACAACAACCCATCCGTCTTTCTTTAATCTAGACCAGCGATGCTTATCCCATGTATATATATATGTTCCTTCCTTAAAGTCATTTATAGTAAATCGCTCTAAAGCATCTAGATATATCAACATCTCAAGATCGCTTTCAGTTATGCCGTTTGTTTTAGCGGCCCATTTTCGGACTAAACGATAATACTTTAAGAACTTTATGTCTCTAAGGTCTTGAACACTAATATTCATTCATTATGAGAATGCTACATCTGTTATTGATGGAACAAGATAAACTCCACTAACCTTATCAGCCACAACTGAATATGGATTATAACGTGTTGAATTTACAAGAGCATCATCAACAGACTCAAGAATTTCTTGTATAACTGAGAAATGATCAGTTCCACTTGGGACAGTTAGGGTTACTGTCTCAAAGTCTTGAACAAGATTTGAACCAGAAATAGCCCCATTATATCCTCTTGAGAATTGCAATAAAATTGTAGTAGCAGAGCCTATCTCAATTTGCTCTAATCTACTTAAAGGAAAAGTTTTTCCTGAAGTTGCTGATACTCTGAACATTAAGTATCTTTCTACGTTTGTTACCATTTTCTAAATATTAATTTGTTAATTTTCTACTAAAACTATATCTCTTTGACGTATAACAAGATACTGAGCTCCGTCAACAATGACGCTATGTCCAGCATGTTTATCGTAATAAATTATATTTGACTCACTTATACCTTCTGTGAAATTGCCACAACTTATAATAGACCCCTTTAAATATCGTATGTCTTTTGTTGTGTTTTCTGTTATAATAAATCCACCTACAGACTTAGGCTCTTCCTTGATTGGATTAACAATCACATAATCATTTATCGCTTTCATCACCTATCCTTTTATTAGATATAACACAATCCGCAGACATAATAGTAAGAGCGACACTGACAGCATTCTTTAAGGCTGTTTTAGTTACTAGAGCTGGGTCTATGATTCCAACCTTAACCATATCTACTGTTTTACCAGTAGTTACATCAATTCCTTTTCCCGCTCTCTTATTCTCTATAGTTTCTTGGACTCCATCAAACCCTGAGTTTTCTAGTATCTTGAAGAATGGTTTAGTTATAGCCTTAATTAAAACATTTTCAGCCTCAGACGATGTTTTGACTTTTAATGATGCGTCAACCAATGCTACACCTCCACCAGGAACAATCCCTTCTTGAAGAGCCGCCTTTACAGCATATATTGCATCCTCAACCCTATCTTTCTTTTCCTTTAACTCTACTTTGCTTTGAGCCCCTACCTTTATAACGGATAAAGACCCAGTAAGCATTGCAAGCCTTTGTTCTAGTTTCTTTTTTATGAAAGGATTCTCTTCCTTGGACATCTTATCCTCTACAGATTTAATCCTATCATCTAGACCGAAAACATCGTCATCAATCTTTAAAACGGTATTCTTATTATCGGTTACGGACTTTGCTGATGTTCCGAGAACGCTTGGATCCATAAGTTCCATATCATCTCCAAGAGACTCGTCTATAAGCTTTGCTCCGGTTAAGATTGCTAAATCTTGTAGCGTATCCATCTTTGTTGGTCCAAACCCTGGCAAATCGACGACGTTTACCTTTATGTTTCCTTTTACTTTATTCATCAATAACGCAGACATTGGTTGTTGTGCTACCTCTCCGATGATTAGTAAACTTCTTTTTTCTTTAATAACAAATTCAAGTATTGCTTGAATCTTTCTTATGCTTTCAATTGGAGTTTTTGATATTAGTATATATGGGTTATCTAATTCACACTTATCATTCTCCTCGTTTGTAGCAAAGTGCTGAGACTTTAATCCTGAATCAAAATTAACTCCCTTCTCAAATTCTATATAAGTCTTTTCAGACTCAGACTCTTCCATCAACACAACTCCATTCCTTCCAACAAACCTATATGCTTGAGCTATAGTATACCCTAAATCACTATCGTTATTCGTTGATATGGAAGCTACGTCTTCTATATTTTCATCAGTAACATCTTTCTTTATAGAGTCGATGTACTTTAATACTTTTTCAAGAGCACTATTAACACCGCTTTTAAGCTCCCTAAAGTCAATATCACTTTCCCTTAAACTTTTCAGTATAGCGTGAGCTAGAACTGTAGCTGTAGTTGTTCCATCTCCGGCTTGCTTAACTGTATTTCTTGCGGCTTCTTTTATAAGTGTAGCTCCCATGTTCTCAACAGGATCCATAAGAACAACACTTTCAGCAACCGTAACACCATCTTTTGTTATTACTGGCTTTCCTAAAGCGTCTTCATATATAACACACTTTCCAGAAGCTCCGAGAGTAGAGCTGACCGCTTGGGCCAGCTTCTCTACTCCAGACATTATCTTATCACTTGCTTCCTTCCCGAAAGTCAAGTCCTTAACTATCTCACTAGGATTATTGTACTCCATTTAATTTAATTTGATATAGTGGTTATTCAAAAGTTTTTACAACTACTGGTCCTTTTGGTGTTTCTAGTTTCTTTTTATAGTACTCTATTGAATCGTCAATAGCCTTCTCACATGATTCCATTGTAGCTCTCCTGGTTACGTCAACCCACTTTTCATCGTGGAAGTATTCGGATTGGTAATATCCGTTTGGAAGTTTTACAATTCTCCAATTTTTCTTTTGAGTTATCTTTTCCCATAACTCTTTGTTTTCTTCGGTTATACCCATGTCGCCTTGCGACCGAGTAAAGGTTTGGTAAAAATAGGTCATAATGGTTAAAATTAATTGTTACTCTGGTTTTGTAAAGGTTCCGTCCTCCATGTTTACTGATATGTCTCCATATTCTTTCTGTAATTCGGACTGGTAATCTTTTAGCCTCTCTTTTGCATTAGACGCATCGTGAAGCAATTCATGTTTTCTGGTTTCAAGCATCCCTATTTCAGCTTGAATTGTGGTTAATCCTTGTAATTTAGATTTTAATAGTCTAAACTGTTCATCTGTCAATTTGTTTTCCATTTAATTTAATTTTAAAGTTATTTTTCTTACTCAATCACTTCAGGTTCTGGGAAATATTCAGGGTGTAATTCTTTGCATTTCTCTGTCCATTCTCGGATGGCACTTGAAGAACCGAAAACGTGAACACCTAAAGGTTTACACCATACCATATTAGCATTCCAAGAAGCATCAGGTTCTCCATCCCATAGTACGTCAATGTGATAAGTATCAGATAGAACAGGAGGTGTTATTTCGTTTCCTTCCTCATCGTATGTCGCTTGCTCAATGATAAGGTTTCCTAAACGTACTATTCCGTGCTTGTGTGAAGGATTCCCCTCTTCATCTACACCTAATGCTACAATTTTAGCATCGGCTTCGGATTCGCTTGCAAATTGATATTTTCTAAACATAGTTATATAGTTGTGAGTGCTATTAATTCTGTATTGGATAATCTGCTTTTAAATAAGAGAACTTTATTTACATTTTGATATGCGTTAATTGAACCATTGTATCTTGCAAATTTAATATCATCACACAAAGGAATAGTTCCCGATGCATCTACGCCTATTTGCGTTCCGTTGATGTAAAAAGCAAAATCATTTGCCGCGTAAGCTACTGCGCATTTTAATGTATCTCCATTTGAAAAATAAGAAGTTATAGTGCTTATTTCAGCCTGTGTAACTCCACCTGCTACAATCCGTGCGAAAACAGAATATGAACTAGAAGTATCTATGGTTATGTGATTGTTTGCTGTTGAATCGCTTAATGAAAAATTTACTCTATCTGCATCTTGAAATTTAGCATCAAATAAAATTGTACCTTCACTTTGCCCTATTAAGGAAGCAACATTCAAAACAGAACAAGAATCAACACTTCTTGTTACACTAGTACCGTATGTAGGGATGTATGATGTAGGGTAAGAGCCTGCTTCTAGTTGCGCTCCGTAAATTAGAATATCAACTTCATTATCTGGAGAGAAGGCAGTTTTTATTCCAGCTACGGCACTGTCAGCCGTTGCAGTATAACTATGTCTAACCCATTCATTAGTAGCAGTAATATCTGAACTTTCATTACTTCCTAATCTTAATTTAAATTTATCTTTTCCCGCTCCATTGCTTTTGACGTAAAAAGAAATAGTATATTGAACCCCTGTCGTTGGTGATACAAAAACATTAGCATTCGATGCGGAAAATCTATAAACATTTCCAGTACTTCCATCTGGAGAGACTTCAGAAGTTGAAAAGATTGATGGATTAATGCTTTTACTCCAACTTGAATCTGCGAAATACTCACTATGCGTTATTATATTTGTTCTTGTAGGCTCTAGCAACAAACTAGGGCAAGAAGAATCAGTATAATCAAGTCTAGGAAGGTTTTCTAATATACCTGCCTTTGATGTTCCAGTAGTAGTTTCATCGTATGTAGTAGCTGTGCTACCTAATTCAAGTTGTGCATCTTGGATGTAGATTGAACCGCTTGTGCCGCTTTTATCTCCAGTTTTAGTTGCTGGATACAAACGAACTCTTGTTATTGAACTATTAAATACCATTGAGCAACGATACCAACCATTCCCAATATTTTGAATATTAGAAGAAATTACATTTGAATTAGAAGCTAATATTCCATCTTGCAAATTGAAGTTTTGATAACTTACACTAGGAGCATTTACATAAATTTGTAAACCATCAAGAGTATTTGATTTAGCATAAACACTTAATGATTGAACCCCACTATAAGATATATCTTGATAAATATAGCCATCAGATGCGCTTTTACTTAATAACCAAGCGTCACTTGTGCTATCATAACCTGTTTGTCCACCTGTTGCTGTTACTGATGACGGAGCCCAAGTAGTATTAAACTTATTACTCTGCAACAATAGATTCTTAGAGGAAGGTATATAGTCTGTTGCTACAAGTCCTACCTCTAATTGTGCGTCTTGGATGTAGATGTTACCGCTTGTTGCAGTTAAATCATTGTCGGCTTGAATTGGATAAATTCTAATAGCGCTTGTATTTGCACTAAATGTGATTGAACATCTATACCAGCCATTTCCTATACTTTCTATATTAGTATCAATGCATAGATTAGTAGTTCCAACAGTTCCATTCACTAAATCAAAATCAGCATAACTATTTGGGCCAGTAGCAGAATAAATGCGACAAAAATTAAGTGTACCTGCTTTAGCATAAAAGCTTAATGTTTGCAAATTAGAAAGTGATATACTTTGAGCAATGAATGCAGGAGTGGAACTAATATCAAGTTTCCAAGCATCAGTCGAACCATCATAACCTGCTTGTCCTCCAGTTTCAGATGAAGAAACATTTGTCCAAGTAGTATCAAACTGATTACTGTGCAACAATAGATTCTCTCTACCTTTCTCTATAAGTCCATTCTCATCTACTCGTGTGGCAGCAAGATTCGCTCCTCGTGTAAATGTAAAATCACCTGCTCCATTAATGGGTTTTGCGGAATATAACTTTCCGTCCTTTATTCCAGAAGGTATCATTGCCAGGCTGGCACTATCGTATAAACTCATCTTAAACTATTTACTTCATTAATGGATCGAAAATCTTGTTGTGAATAATGATCATGTAAAATTACGGGGTTGCCGCAGGAGGTAATGAAAGAATTGCAAGGCCTAAGCAAGCGGCCGCCTCTACATAACCACCATCAGCTTCAACTCGAGTTATAAAGCTACCTGCATCTTTAAATATTGCAGATGTTGCTACTAGAGCTCCAATTGATGATTTCGATCTTCTTTTCCTTATTAATGGCATGATATATGTTTTTTATTAGTTAAAAGACCATCCTGCGAATGTGTGGGCTCCGTTTTTTGATTGCCAAGACGGGTCGTATTGAATCTCAGCATCTACCCATCCGTTAGGATAAACTATTTCTTCATCGACTAACAAAGAATCGCCATCCCAAAGAACATCAACAGAATACTTATCCGATTGAACACCTTCGGTTACTACGTTGCCTTCTTCATCGAATGTTGGTTCGGTAGTCCATAAATAACCAAGTCTAACAACTGAATGCTTATGCGTTGGATAGGTATTACCTTCTTCGTCTGTTGCGTGCGGTAACCCTGCGATTATTGCTTCAGCTTCTAATTCTGAATCAAATTCATATTTTTTAAATATTTCGTTTGCCATTTTATTATGTAGTTAATGTTTCTAATTCTTCGTCTGTTAGCGCAGTATCGTAAACGCCTATTTGTTTTATTTTGCCGTAGAAATAATTTCCCCCTGCTCCAGAATCAAAATTTAAAGATGTTAAACTTAAAGATGAAATATTGCCATCTCCAGAAGAACTCGATGATGATTTATTCCCATTTAAAAATGTGGCAAAATCTGAAGCTTTATATTTTAAGGCTATTTTGTTAAACGCAGTTAAATCATCAGCTGTCGTGAATTGCGAATATGCTATTGCTCCATCAAAAATATAATTTTGAAGTTGATTTGTAGAACTTGTAAATCTTAAAGCCACAAAGTTAGCCGCTACTGAAAGCAATTTTATATCTTTTGTTGTCCCATCATTAGCCAACGCAGCAACATTCGCAAACAAAACTCCTTCACTATCATTAAATACTTGAGCATTACCTGCGCCAGTACAAGTTTCTGCTGCTCTTGTTACTGTTGTACCGTTTGTTGGTATGTAGGATGTAGCGTATGAGCCTGCTTCAAGTTGTGCGCCATACATATAATAAGAACCAGAAACTTCACTTCCAAATCTATTCGCAGTTCCAGATGAAACTGGTATTGATGCGCAAGTTGATGTGCTTCCAGTAGATGTCGCTTCTTTTGTTATTGAACACTTATACCAACCATTTGAATAAGGCTCTATTTTTGCGATAACTCCAGATGCCACAGTTCCTATTGCTCCGTTTTGAACATCAAAATTAGCGTGTCCACCTAAAAATGCAGTTGACCCATAATAAATTTGAATCCATTGAGCATCTGAATATTTTAAAAATAAAGAAGCAGTATAATCGCCAGTTGACGAAATATTATAATTAAAATTTATAGAATGAGTATTACTTGGCGATGTCGCAGTTATTTTATAAGCGTTTGTATCACCATCAGGTGATGATTGTAAAGGCGTTAAAGATATACTTGCTGATTTAGTCCAAGCAGCATTCGAAAAATCCTCACTATAAGTAACTAAATTAGTCCTTGCAGGCTCAAGCAACAAATGACCGCTTGGATTATCTGTATAATCAATCCTTGGTATACCACTTTTAACTACTTCTATTAAACCATTTTCGTTTACTCGTGTCGCAGTAGATGCACGGGTAAAAGTAAAAGGTAAAGGCTTAAAGTTATTGTTTACATCATTATACGCAAGCAAACTCCCTTCTTTGTAAGCCCATTTTGTTGCCCCTAGTTTAAATGTTTCGTTTGCCATAATTATATTGTGTATTCTAGATCTGCTGCCATTAATTCAAAAGTAGACCAAGATGATAATGTTTCAAGTTCTTCATCAGTTAACGCTTCTGGGAAATACATTAACTCTTTTGTATTGCCGTAGAATATATTACCTCCATCACCTCTATCAAAATTTAATTTATTTAATCCAGTTGGTAATTGAGTAGATGGCACAATAACATCTGCGCTTACCTCAATTCCATTAACCCACAAAGCAACATCATCTACCTTATATTTAAAGGCAATTTTATGCAAATTCAATAAATTAGTAGTAGTATAATTTAATGTAACATAATCAACCGATGCTTTTCTTATTTGTCCAGTAATTACGTTTGCGTTTTGAAATCTAAATTCTATCCAATTTGAATTTGTACCGTCTGAAATAGTAATTTCTCTATAAGTCCCATCATTCGCTAAAGCAGCTATTTCAGCGTAAAGCACGCCTTCACTATCGTTAAATAAGTCTGCATTACCGCTATTGTTTGCTACATCTGCATTTCGTGTCTTAGTAGCAGTTGCTCCCGTATTAGGTATATAAGATGTTGGATAAGAAGCCACTTCAAAACTTGCTCCCCATACATAATGGGTATCTCCAGATTTTCCAATCCATCCCGGGATTACTTGATTGTTTCCATTAGCTAACGCCTTTAGAGAAATACAAACTCTAACCCAACCATTACTTAGTTTTTGTCTAGAAACAACCGCATCTAATGTATTATTTGTAAGCTCATCTGTATCGAAATTGTATGAAAGACTTGGATAAATATTATTTACGCCCCATTTGGCTTGTTGGTCTGCGAGAGCACCAGCAGCATCTAAATGATATGTTATTATTGATGTAGCTGATTTTTTAATAAATACTGAAAACGTATAATAAGCATTAGGCACAATAGGACTAACAACAGATGAAGCCCTCATCCTTCTGCTTTGTGAGCCAACAGTACCAGTTCCGGTTATTAAATCAGCAGTAAGAAGACCATCAGGAGAAATAGATTGATTTGTTGTTACGCTGGCTAAAGAGCCAAAACTGGCAATACCCCCCCAAACGCCATTTGAGAAATCTTCCGTATAATTAAGCAAATTAGTCCTTGCAGGCTCAAATAACCATTGACCAACACCTGAGCTATAATCTATCCTTGGAATACCTGCTGCTACTTCTTCTATTAAACCTAATTCATTTACTCGTGTAGCGGTTGTTGCTCGAACAAAATCAAAATCTGCTTCTTGTATTTCTTTTATTGAAATAAAATCAACAGACATATCAGCAGTACCAGACGTGTAGTAACTTGCTAAATTTATAGTGAAAATCGTTGTCTTAGCAGTATAATAATATGTATATGTATTAAATTCAGTATTGTTACTTAAAGCAATATTAAGGTATAAGTTAACAGAATCAAAAGTTCTTAAAAGCCAACTTCCACCATCATTAGATTTAATTCTTATTTTAATTTCGTATTTCTTTCCGACTTCAATAGGTATGTTTGATTGACTAATTCGGTTATTAAAAGAATTAGCAGTTCCTTGAATAGTCGCTATACCATCCGAAACTGTAAATGACGATACCTCTGTGCTTGCCGTCCAATTACTTGTACTATTGAAATCTGAATTAGTAACTAATTCCGTTGGGAGCACCTTGTACTGTGGTACTGCGGTGTGTATAAACCCGTCAGAATACGCAGTTGGGGTAAGGACGATACTTGCCTTATCTAAAAGCTCTCTTTCTTTTAAAGGCTTTATAATATCAACCGTTCCCTCTTTATTTTCAAAGTATTCGGCCCTACCCTTTAAAGCAGATAGAATCCTGGAGATGATATTTCCTATCCCCCCGGTTATATTGCTGAGTCCAAGACCGATCCCTAACATATTATCCTTTTAAATACCCAATAAGTTTCCCAGCAGAAACAGACACACCCGTGAAGTCGCCGAATATAATAGCCCCTTGAGGAATTACAATCGATGTAAATGTAGACTGATTGTTTGCCGATACTCCGTTTGAAGTATATGAAACAGTTGCGTCCTCAAGAGCTTGAAGCGAATGATAAGCAAGTGAAGCCCCTACGGTAGCCGTTGAGCTTATCTCGTTCATTCCGTAGAATCCAAATGCTGCTCTAGTTAAATCTATACTCATTTCTATATTTTTTGTATGTTATTGTTATTACTTATCTTACCTATGTATTAATTATTGCGTTCCTCCAGGTTGATTTATTAAACAAGAATCTAAAGCACCGTCCTCGCCAGTGACAGTAACCCTGCCTGATCTAGCTGGCGCAGTTGTTCCTGGATTATCCGCATAAGATGCAGTTATCGTGTCGTTTAAAGAACCTGAAGCCTGATCAAAACTTATCCAGGTAGGCTCGTTAGTATTCACAGTCCAGGATGTATTTGATGTTATCGTTAATGTAAAAGAACCTGCATTTTGATTAGGGGCATCATATGTTGCCGGGGAAACAACAACAGATTCAGCTATACTATGGTCATATCCTTTGAAATTATACAAAGAATTCATTATGCCTCTATATGTAGGATCGAATCCATATGTGTGAGCTTCAGCAAAAGATCTAAACAAAGTATACTCGCCATTTCCATCTGGCGTAGTCCCAATTTCAGTTACAACATCTTGTAAGGATATATTACCTGTACTTAAAGCCATCTTTCAACATTTCCTTTATTATATTGACATCTTTCTCAAGCTCTTCAACCCTACTCCTTAGCTTTGCATTTTCAGCTACAAGAATGTCCGTGTAAGAAACACTCTTATACCCCTTTTCATCGGTGTGTACAAACTCTGGATAAATCTCTTCTACCTCCTGAGCTATAACACCATATCTTAAATCACCACCAAGCTCAAACTGTCTCCATTGAACGTCTGCTCTAGGCGCAATATCTTCAACATTGCTTTTTAGCCTTGCATCCGATGATAGTATAAAGTTTTGAGCTGTTAAAGTATTGCTTCCAAAGTCAGCGCTATTTGCAGTGTCCACAATTTGACTCCAAGTCCAAGATGTACTATTCCAAGTGCCCATGGATAGAAATGTTCCATTGTTTGGTCTGTCTATAGCGAATGATCTTCCCGCACTATTCCCCCGAACTAACAATGTCTGTCCGCTTACAGAAGGATAATTTGTGGCTCCAGTTGTATGACTAAGAGTCATTATGCTACTAGTCTGAGGCATAAATGTCTCAAAATTATTCGCATTTGCCACGGCTGATATTGCTGAAAAAACAACTGAACCGCAACTTATTTCATCACTAACAGTTAATTGATGATTGAGAGTGCTTTCTCCAGCTCCCTTTATCCAGGCTCCAATAGTACCTGCCGAATCCCTTAATAATAGTGTTCCGTTTTCAGATCCATTAATAAATAAACCACTAATGTTAACATTATTAGAATCTCCACGTATTATCCAGTCATCAGGTCCAGCTGAGTTTACTTGTATCCCTACATCTCCAGTAGGATTTAATGTCAATGGAGTAGCTGCTGTTATGGTAATACTTCCAGTTGTTGAATCGTTTGCATCACTCCTTAAAAATTGAGATGCTTCAAGTCCATCTACAGTATCTGCGTCAAGTCCAGTGCCCGTTCCGTCATTACCTGAGTTCCATACCTCAAACCAACCGCTTTGCGAACTCCCAGATGTGTTCCCAGAGAAAACCCACATCCTTCCTCCTTGATAATTCTTATATATCCTATAAAATGTATCTGCACTATTTTTGTAATTAACAAGAGTGCCATATGCGGCTGCCCCAACTGGAGCGTCCACAACCTGCAATCCATCACCGACACTTGCTGTTGTTAATGTGTTAATTCTGCAAACTCCACTTTGCAATGTAGAGCTCTTCATTGATGTATCTGCTGGCAAAGCATCTTTTTCAGCAATCATATTGGCTAATTGCTTCCCGTCAACAGTATCTGCATCTAATCCAGTCCCAGGACCATCATTTCCAGCATGCCATACCGCATTACCTCCAATACTTATATTCCCGTCAGCTCTTGATATTCTAGTTACATTTGTGATCCCGTCAAAGAAAACCCAATCCCCGTTATCTGAATGGATTATATTATCTGTTCCGTTGTGATAAAGCCTAAAATCATTTGTTCCACCAAGCCTCAATTGAACGTTATCCCCAAATGATAATGGGCCAGTCATCGTATCTCCAGTAGCGTTTATATACCTTGAATCGAAACCAGTGTATGACTCTAAATTTGTGATGTCAGATGTGGTATGAGTGTGTCCAGTATCAGACTTACCATTAAGCAGGGTATCCACCTCAGCTTCCGTATAATACCTTGAATCAAATGTCGATACGGTTAAATCTGCTAAATCAAGCCTCCCTAAAGTTAACACCCCAGTTGAAGCATTGAACGATGCTGAATCTACATAATTGTTTGTGTCAGTTATACCTCCAGAGCCAGTCTCAAATATATCTGTGAAATCCTCAGATAAAGCACTAGCGTTCCTCCTTGTTAAAGTTATTGTCTTAACACTCCCAGTCTCATTAGAGGTAACAGCTATCCCCGTTACAGCTTCGTTATAAGCCGTATCCCAATTTGCTCTATTAGCTATATTAGTGTTTATCGTAGCAATACTAGATGTATTTACCCCGATGTTATTTGTATTGGTTTGAACTGTCGATGTTAAAGCTATTATATCTGAAGCATTCCCAGCTATATCAATTGTATTCTGTGAAATGTCAGACTCATTTACAGATACCCTGGATGTTAAAGCGGTAAGGTCTGTTTCAAGACTTGATATATCTAAAACAGCCTGATCAACTATCCCTTCTAAAGTAGTTAATGATAACCCTGCATTGAAATCATACCCAATGAAAAACTCTGCTAGCTTGGATAACCTATAATTACGAGTCAGGTATATAGCCCCGTTAATCCCCTCCCCTTCATAAGAGGAACCAATAACTAAATCATCTGGACGTATTATCTGATCTAAATTATACGTGTTTATCCTAGCCATCTACTTTGTATTATACTTCTTAGTTCCCTTGCCATGACCACTCCTATTAGTTTTAACAGATACAAACCTCTTGCTATTATGATCATAATCCTTACCGTCTATATTCTGCCCATTAGCCTTAGCAGCTCTCCTCTTCCTCTGATTCTCAGCCTTCATCTTACGCCTCCTTGGGGTCATAGCTATTTCCTTGTCCCTAATCGCCTTATCCCTAGACGCCTTAGGACTTAACTTCTGTTTCCTCATAATGATATTATTACACAACCACATGCAATATAAATATCAAGCAAATAACCATAAAACAACATGTATAAAATACTGCCAATAGCTACATATATTTATATTATATAGCCCTATTGTCATGTTTTTTTGTGTGGGAAAAATTGTTGTTAGATACATAGAGGTATGGGGTAAATATTGTTGTGAGATATGTGGAGGTATGGGGGTGTAAATACTTTTATTAGATATATAGAGGTATGGGGTTGCCACATAAAATACTGATACTCAGCCAGTTAGGAAAAACGTTTTATTTTTACCCAGGGGGGTGCGTTTTTTTTATATTTTTGTAGATTTTTTTAGGTTTTTGCCCGTAAGCCGCTGTTTTTCAGCTTTTTATACTGGTTAACTAATGATCCCGCGCGAGCAAATTCACTACGAGCCCATTTTGATAATTATAGTGTAAGTAGCAAGGGAGGCAAGGCAAGCCACTGAGAGCAAAGAAAGCCAAAGCAAATCCACTACGAGCGAGAGTTGATAATTAAAGTGTAAGTTAAAAGTTAGAGTTATGGAAGTTTACGTAGTAGTTATGGGGACAGCTTGGGAAGGATTGGAAACAGTGGTAGGTGTATACAGAGATAGAGCTGAAGCCGAAGCGCACATGAGAGAGATAGACGAAGACAACAGCGATAGCTTCGCGGAGGTGCAAGAGGCATGGTTTGACTAAAGCAAATCCACTACGAGAGCGGATTGATAATTAAAGTGTAATAAGTTAGAATATGAGATATAAGATTTACTGCGATATGGATGGCGTTCTAGCCAACTTCGCCTACAAGTTCAAAGAAGTAGCAGGCATAGAACCTGAAGAATATATAAAAGCGTTCGGTCAGGATGCCTTTTGGAAAGAATGCGACAGCGTGAAGTTTTGGTCTGAGATGCCGTTTGAGAGAAACGCTCCGATGTTGTGGGACTACCTACATAAAAAGAATGTAACCCTACTGACCACACCAAGTCCACAGGCTACAAGTAGAGTCGGCAAGATACTTTGGAAAGCAAAGTTTCTCAAGGGTAACCCAAGGATTATCTTCTCTCACAGCAAGGAAGATTACGCCGACAGCAGAAGCATCTTAATAGATGACTTCAAAGAAAACCTCAACAAGTGGGAAGCCGCAGGAGGTATCGGAGTCAGGTGTCGAAACGGAAACCTAACCGAAGTAATAAACAAACTCGAAGCGATACTCAACGAGTAAGCAAATCCACTACGAGAGCAAATTGATAATTAGGTTGTAACAAGTAAAGTAAATAATATGATTAAGTTTAAAAGTTCACGCCAAGCGTGGTTAGAGTTAGGTCTCAAAGTTGCAATAGTAATCTTAGGATACTTCGCCTTCATGTCAATATGCCTTGCAATAATGCAGTTGATATACACCTGGCCTAATGTAGTCATGGACTAAGCAAATCCACTACGAGTAAAGTTTGATAATTAGATTGAAATTAAATAGTAAGTTATGTACACAGTAATCGATGTAGAGACCACAGGTCTGAGCCCAATCAAAAACCGTATCACAGAGATAGCTCTCTATAATGTAGACGGGGAAAAAATCACCAAAGTATTTTCTACACTAGTCAATCCTGAATGCCACAGTCCTAAGTTCATACAGATGGCAACAGGTATCTCAAACGAGATGGTAAAGGATGCGCCCGTCTTCAAAGATATCGCACCGAAGTTAAAGCGGTTATTCAGAAACAGGCAGTTCGTTGCCCACAATGCAGACTTTGACTACCGCATGTTACATGCAGAGTTCAAAAGAGCAGGTCTACCCTTCAGACGTAAGAAAATGTGCACGCTCAAGATGGCAAAGGAGCAATTCCCAGGCCTCAAGTCCTACAAGTTAGGCGAGTTATGCAAAGAGTTCGGTATCGAATTAAACAACGCTCACAGAGCGGGAGCCGATGCCTACGCAACAGCACAGCTTTTACAAAAGATGGTCTAACTTAAAAACAAAGATATGAAATACGAAAAAAGCTACATTGTAACAATGTTTGATTTTAAAACAAGGAAAGAGGCGAAAGCCTTTGCTGAAGAAGCGAGGTGGTTAATAAAAAAAGACCTTGACTACGATATCGAAAAGATAGACCTATGGACGAGCAAATCCACTACGAGTCAAGACTGATAATTAAAGTGTAACAAATTAAATTCTATACTATGTCAAATGTAATCAAATCAAAGCGGTTCGTAATCCGCAAGTCCTTAATCGGAAAAGGAAATGTAATCGAGTTCACAGACTACTCAGGAAAAGTTTGGAAGTATGACCACGACAAGGTCTATGAGTTAAACAAAGAGCGGTTAGAGTCCCTTCCCTCTTGGCACAAATACAAGTGCTACACTCAGACTTACAACATGCCTAAATACATTAGGGCACAAGCTGAACAGGTCTTAGTCAATGACTAGGGCCTTCGGTCTTTTCTACACTACACCTGCCTTTGGGCGGGTTTTTTTGTTTCTACACTTTCCCTCCTGGTGGGGGGGGGCGTGTAT